TGAAAAAGTTATAGCACAACTTGATACCACAATCAACTCTTATTTAGGAAAAGATAGAGCAGACCGCGCAGTTACAATACGCAGATCTCAAGCACCACAACGAAAACAGCTAAGAGAAGATATAGATGCATCGCAGAAAAAGATAGACGGATACAGTGACGAGAAGTTTAAGTTACAGTCGGAAGTAAGAGCACTCAAGTTAGAAGTAGGCCCAATCAGATATATTGCCGAACTATTCTATAGTGACGGAGATGAAACTAAAAATGTAGAAACAGCAGTAAAATTATTTACATTGTTGATTGTATCGACATTAGACCCGTTAGCAGTTATACTACTGATCGCAGCTAATCACACATTATTACGGATCAAGCGTGAAAAAAACAAAGAAACATATGTACCGCCGCCATGGGCGCTACCCGGCGATGCCTTACCGGCCGCCAACACAGATCATGAAACAGATCAAACACCTGAGAAGCCTGTTGTCTACACTGCATCCGCGTCTCCGCCGCCATCAGAAGCTACGAGTAGTGTTATGGAAAGCACAGAGATACAAGTTCCGCTACAAGAAATAGAGACGGACGACGAAATATTAGCAAAAGAAGAATACAGACTGGCTGAAATAGAAAAGAAATGGCAAGATTTACCTACAACACCGACACAAACAGAACCGTGGGCGCAGTCTCCCGATACATTACAGGTATTATTGGGAAGATCCCCGACGCCCCGTCCTGTAAGTCAGATAACCAACCCTCCGGTCAGCAAAGCAGATAAATACCCTAAAGCATTAAGTTGGTTAAAAGAGTTCAAGAAGGGATAATATGGAAGAAAACAGTATAAAGTGTTCGTTCTGTAATAAAGACCGATCACAAGTGATTCATATGATTGAGGGACCTGTTAAGCACACGCATACACTATATATGTGTAACGAGTGCGTTGATTTTAGTTTCGATACCCTACATAAAGAAGAACAAAAGAAAGTAGCCGTTCGAATTAAAAAAAGTAAAATATTAACTCCGGAACAAATCAAAGAACACTTAGACGAATATATTATTGCACAGGATTCGGCTAAGATTGCTTTATCTGTAGCATTTTATAACCACCATAAGCGAGTTAATAATAAGCTAAAAGATATTGAGATTGAAAAATCAAATGTGTTAATGGTAGGACCAAGCGGATCAGGCAAAACATTAACAGTGAAAACTATAGCCAAGCTATTAGAATTACCGTATGTAATAGCAGATGCAACCACACTCACCGAGTCAGGGTATGTGGGCGAAGAAGCATCAAACTTAATAACACGATTAGTTGAAAATGCAGGTGGCGATGTCGATTTAGCTCAACACGGTATTATCTTTATAGATGAAATAGATAAGAAGAGCAGAAAGAGTGAAACATCAACTGTTGGTAGAGATGTATCGGGCGAAGGTGTGCAGCAGGCCTTGCTAAAAATGATCGAGGGCGCTATAATAAAAATACCAGACGGATATGATGATCCCATAGATTTTGATACAAAGAACGTGTTATTTATTTGCAGCGGTGCATTTGTTGGGCTTGACGAGATAATCAAAAAACGTAAATCTAATGCAAGTATAGGCATAGGTGCAACGCTGAAAGTAAATGGCGCAGCACACGATATGGCAAAGTTTATTACACCGCCGGATTTTATAAAGTTTGGATTGATACCTGAATTTGTGGGTAGATGCCCTGTAACTGTTGTGTTTGAAGATCTCACAATAGACACAATGGTTAGAATATTAAAAGAGCCAAAGAATAATCTATTAAGTCAGTTTAAAGCGTTATTTAAATATGAACACGTATCTCTAGAATTTGATGATAAATACTTACATGATGTAGCAACTAAATGCATGGAGCAGAAAGTTGGGGCACGCGGGCTACGCACAATCATAGAACAAGATCTTCAATCGACCCAATTCATTTTGCCGTCCCTTGCTAAATCGGGTGTTGCTAAAATATTAGTGGGTGTCGGTGGGATTATAAAAACTATTTACAAAGTAAAGAAACGGAAAGTTAATGAATAAATATAGAGATACGAGAAAACCACGTGGCATAGTTGTCGAAGTTAAACACGACGACTTTGGTAAAGCATTAAGAATCTGGTCTAAAAAAGTACAAGACCTCGGATTATTATACACACTAAAAGAAAAAATGTTTTATGAGAAGCCGGCGGTAGAGCGTCAGAGAATGAAGAAACAAGCCCGTCGTAGATGGGAGCGGCAAGTCGAGGATATGATTACCGCAGGAAACTGGCATAAAGATAAAAAATATTAAATCTCTATAGGTTATAGAGATAAATAGTTTTGTAGGGCGCCTGTTATAGGGCCTTATAAAATAGTGCAATAGTGCACGAAATTAAACTTGCTTTTAAGGAGTTACAATATGTCTAATAGCGACTTTGATCGTATTATCGATCGTTTTAATGAATTTGCTGTAGGGTTCGGTCCCGTATTTAGGGATTTCTCTCATACCACAGTAAACTATCCACCACACAATATTATCACTGTATCTGATAATGAATTTTTGTTAGAGCTTGCTATTGCCGGCTTTAAGAAAAACGAAGTTACAATACAAGAAAATCAGGGTGTGTTATCTATTACTGCAACTAAAGGGGATTCTCCAGAATCAACTTATCAGTATAGAGGTCTTGCAAAAAGATCATTCTCAAAGACATTCCGCATAGCAGAATTCTTTGATATACAAGATGCTGTATTAGAGGATGGAATACTAACAATAAAATTTGTTAAGAATACGCCCGAAGTAAAGCCAAAACTCATAATGATAAAATAATAAAATAATAAATTAACGGGGATTATTCCCCGTTAATTTTACTACTATTTTTCTTTAGGATAATGTTTACCTGTTCGAGATGCACTTATCTTTAACTTGGTCTCCTCGGACATGCGCTTACCTGTGTGCGTCATTCTCATCTTTTCTTTAGTGGCATCCGAGGCTTGTTTACCTGTATGGGCAATTTTCATTCTTTCTAATGTTATATCTGAAACAGTGGTTCCTTTTCTGGCGGACGATCTTCCTGTTTGCGCCTTACTTAATTTTTCTTTAGTGATATTTGAATGATGTTTTCCTGCCATGGTAGCAGGTTGTGAAGCCCGCGCAATTCGTATTTTTTCTTTCGTTTCTTCTGAATGAGTTGCACCGGCCATCGACCATATTCCATTTAGATTGCAATATTGATTAAGACACATTTCGTTGTTTATATTTTTGGAAATTAATTCTTGTTCGTAAATATAACATTTTTCCTTATTAGAATCCTTTAGTAGTATATTACATTCGAAGGAGGCTGTTCCGTATTGTTTTATGAGTGACTTAATTCTTTTAGATGATGTAAAGTATTCAATCCAAAGATCGTCTTCGGGATGTCTTTTGTGAGTAATATTTCCGCACCTAAACCCGTAGTAAAACTGATTGGTGATTTTGTTCTTAATAAAATATGTGTATGCTAAATACATAGCTGATGTTCCTTATAAGCATTAGAGTAGTTGGATATTAGTGGTATCGCGAACTACACTTATTTATCATTTTTAACCATTTGACTTTTGACCCCGGGTAGTGTATAATCTGTATAACCCCGGGGAATATTATGCCAACAGAAACAGAAACAGCCATAGAAGAAAAAATCAGTGAAGTAATCGATGTGCAGCCACCGAGCATGTATAAAGTTATTTTACATAATGATGAAACTACAACTATGGAATTTGTTGTAGCAGTGCTAACTCAGATATTCCACCGAGAGCTGGAAGAAGCATTTAAGCTGACAGCAGAAATACATCAAGAAGGTAAAGGTGTTGCAGGTGCGCCATATACAAAAGAAATAGCTGAAGAAAAAACTCGTGAAACTATTTTATGTGCTAGGGCAAACTCTTTTCCATTAGTTGCTACATTTGAGACAGTGTAAGATGCCGTCGACTCTTATACCTATAAAAACATTCCTGGGAAAATATTATCCAGAACTGGCCGCATTGGCGGAACAGGACAAATATGTTCACTCGAACATATCTTCATTCTTCCCTCAAAGATTTCATATACAAAATAACAAAACACAGATGATCATAGACCACACATTAGAAGGTCTTCAGGTCATTGTGATTGGAAACGAAATTCGTGTCAGTAAACTATTATTTGATCATAGCAGTGTAGATATTTCCAACTCCATGGAAATACAGAGCAATAATAATCCAAAAGGACTATACGACTCTGAGGTATTTTCAACAATGGCGTATTTAGTATGTCAGAATCACACTATGTTTCATATCATTGGCGACATAGATGAACCTATCTACATACAATACAGAACTCATTATGAAACATTTTATAATTCGGTTATTATATTTCATATTGACAAAGAAATCGACGTAGAAATAGTTGAAGAATTTAATAGCCTATGTGCTATGAATATTGTTGCGAATTATGTATTGCAACCGCAGGCCCATTTAAAGTTAACAACATTTTATCAAAATCATATTGCAGCACTATCTTTCTGCTTAAGAAACACAGTTATTATGGATGATGCATATTATAATCACACGTTATTTGGTAAAGGCTCGTCTAATGTAGTCGATGAACATAGAATATATACAAACACAAATTCATCAGCTGAACTATTTGCATGTATAGATGCTAATCAACACAACTTTCATAGTATAGTATGTGTCCGCCCCGAAAATATAAACTACTCTCTTATATTGGATCAACGCCATGTGGTATCGGGGAAAGGTAAAATAACCTTCACACCCCTTATTATAGGCACACTACCCGAAGGGTCGTCCGCCAATATAACGTCGATTAATACAGACACATTACATGACAATATAAAGCAAGAGCAGATACTAGAATTTTTACTATCGATAACAGAAAGGGCAACACTTGACAGATCAGTAGGCGTAGATAGATTTTATGATAACAAATCAAAGTTTTATCAATTTCACTAAATACAGTATAAGAATACTGTTAGCATCAATGTTTAAATTATTATAAGGTTTATAAAAATGTATAAAATAACAAATATCGACACTCTAGGAACTATTTTTAATGTTGCTGATTCTAAGGGGAGATTCGTAGATACGGTACAACTTATTCCTCAGTCCGAAATACTAGCAGCAGCCGGCGAGTATGTAGACGGCACCGATATAAAAGAGTATTTAGAAAAAGCAGTAAAGATGCTAGAAGGTAGCAACTTGGTTGATCATACTTCTGTCTTATGGTATACAACCACAGAAGAAGAAGTGGTAATAGCAGATATCATAGAATATTCTGTGGAACATGGTTATAGCACCGTTATCTTAGAATACATTGATAATGACGAGTAATACCTGCACATGGATAGGCGAAGGATGCGGTTGTAACCGTGTGTCGCTTGATGGTAAATCATATTGCGAAGAACATTATGACCGAGTGTATATGACACTATCTGCTGACATGGCAACATATATAATAGAGAAAGAATTATCAAATGAAGAAACCAAATAAATCTATAATGTCAACGGGGCACTGGTTAACGTTGAATGGGGATAAAACATTATCATTTCCTATACAGGTTACCAGCATAATAGTTGTATGTATGGTAACCCTTCCTATAATGATTGCTGTGGGTGTAACTGCTACAGCAAGTCAACTAATAACAAAGGTAAAAGATACTGTAAAGTTAGCAATATACCCATAATACGCCACACAGATAAAAGGCACTCTCGAGTGCCTTTTTCACGGCCAAAATATCTTGTCTCTGTGATAAATACAATATCAACAAACAGGGACGAGACATGTCAGATATTAAAAAATGGATGGATATTGTAGTGGGTGCAGAATTACTTGCTGCCAATATTGCCAGTTTTCAAGATAATATAGAACAAGAAAGTTCGCCAACAACTGCCACTGCACCTGTTACAGTGAATGTGTCGTTAAATATGAACGACTTAATGGCAGGCACAAAACAAGAAGAGCCTGCAGCACCCGTATATGCTGCACCAGCTTTAAGCAAAAAGGGTTCGTCTAATAATATACAATATACCCCTAAATCTACACAGAAAGATCTACCTGTCGAAGATAATATAGGTAAAGATACATTCAGCGAAAATGATACTGTTATGATAACGCCGTCTGCAGGAGGTGGTGTTGGAAGATTTGTGAAATATACAAGCGCAGGTGCTATTATTGATATCAAAGGACAGAATAAAGAATATAAGTTAAATGATTTAAATTCTATAAACAATGATGATAATCCATCTGTAGATGAGTTAAAAACCGGCAATAACTGGTTTCACTCGAGTATAGCACCAGACACAGTGGGATCTATGAAAGATAAGCCAGAATTTCGTCCAGGAGATATGGTTAAGGTAGATGATGTATATGGCACAGTGATTGGCCCTGGATATGGTATCTTTGTTGCATATTCGACAAGCGGTCAAGAATGTATAATCAGTTTCGATAGTAAAACTATTACAGTGGCAACTGAAAAGGTTAGTGCCGTACTGGAACAAAATGCTAAAGACAACTTTAAGAATATGGACAATGATGGTAATCTATCGCCGATTTCGCTAGGCGCCGATAATGTAAAGGTAAAAGAATCAATGAATAATCAAGACGAATTTTCAAAATGGATATCGGCTGTAGAAGAGGCCTTAGCAGACGAAGGTAAACCTCTTGCAGAAGAAAAGCCGGTTTCTGACAAATGCGGATGTGATAAATGGTCTTGCAAGACTTGTTTTCCCGACAACACAGAAAATAAAGAAACCACACCTAGTAAAGGTGTTAAGTTAGGTGATATAGTATCTAAGACAGAATATAAATTCAGAGATGGTATTGATTCTCCTCTAACAAATACAGAAGACGACTTAACTGAAATACCTGTGGATTTTGCCGAAGAGCCTCAAAATGCAGTAGATGTAGAGCAGCCTTTGTTTGGAGAAGAGGTAGCATATGCTGATGAAGCCACTGCGCCACCGATTGGACCGAAAAAGACAACAACAAAAACAAAGCCTAGCATAGACGACCTAAGTTTCTTAGATTTAGATGGTGATACAGACGATAATGCATTAACGGTACCAGACAGTGATGACGGCGAGTTCGATGATACATTACCTGACCCTGAAGAACCACAAATGGATCTACCGGCAGCATCAAGGCAAGATACACAAGATAGATTGGCAGGTATGACACCTGATCCAGAAATGATGAACTGGATGAGTCGTATTAATCGCGATGCAATAACACCCGATGTCGACAATCCAGTTATTCCTGTTCCGCAAAACGAGTTAGTTGTTAGAACAGCAAGGGATGTGCCTGCAGTGATTAGCACAGCAATGCAAGCAGCAGGTGTTCAGTCACCCGATTGGCATCATGTTCGCAACTTACCGGGAATGAATGATGCGCACATAAGGGGCATGGGTAGATCAGTGTTTAGTATGTTTACATCAACTCCAGTAGGCGACATACAAACTATAGCCAATGTGGGCGGACAAGGGCCAAACACAGATGCAGAAATGCGTGCTGTAGCAGGTTGGTTAAGAGACAATGCAGAAGATATGGGTATTGTAGATGTTAGCCATGGATTAGCGATACCGGGTTATAGACCTGATGTAAAAGAGTATAGAGCAAACGGTATTAGATTCCATGTTGTGAGAGATCCACAGGGACAATACATCTATGCCTATCCAGATAACACAGCAAGAATACAAGGCCCGGGTGCCCAACCTCCGGGAAGAGCTTTAGGTGGCCGAAATACGCCGAGATTAAGAGAAAATATTAAAGGAAATATTATGGGTTTATCACTATTTGAAGAATTAGCACTAGATGAAAAAGTTAGAGAAGCTATTAGAGTTTCTGGTAAGTCAGATATAGACGAATCGGCTAGGTCCGGTAAAGAATATGCTGCTATACAGAATTCTAAAAAGAAGGCAGCAATGGCTGCTCGCTTAGGCAATGCTAAACCAACTAATCACCCTGTTGCTCGATTAATAGGTAAGAAAGAAGGTGCGCGAAGGCTTATACAGTTTGTCCACGGAGTGCAAAAACTTAGCAACGAGGCCGAAATGGTGCCGGTTCCTGTATCGGGTTCGAAAAATGCATCCCAGTTAGCTTGGGCATACTTCAATAATAATGGGGATGACTTTATTTTTGTGTCAGGCCAAGGCGGCGTAGCAGCAATAAAGCCGAACAAGGCATCTGTAGAAAAATATAGAGCATCGGCAGCTAAAAAGAAACCACCGCACCCCCCAGTTTGGAAAAGTCATAACGGATCGATTAGGTATGAAGTTATTGCATTCTCGAGTAACGGAGAAAGAATTCCTGCTAACTTATTACAACCTGCAGGCGCAGTAATGCCTAATGATGCTGACCTTGATGATTTTCAGGATCCAACAGCGCCTAAGATACAGACTGTAAAGGCTAGAATGGGATTGGCTAATGGCAGGGATACTCAGAATCCTAATAATGTATTTAACTTATTGAATGACAAGATTGGCCCTATTGTTGCTGTGTGGATGGCAGGTTGGGACGGTTTGCGTGGTGGCCCTGAAGAGTTATCACCATCGTCCCCGGGCGCCGTAGAAAGAAACAAAATTGCACATAGAGAATATAACCCAGGTGTAAAGAGCACTCCTCGTCCAACCGGTGGTCAAGATGTTACAGTAAGTCATAAAGGACAAATGGTTGATCCTAACTTTGATTTAGCTACTGTCGGTGATGATCGTGCAAAAATAATACCAATGGTTGACAAACCAGAAAAACAACTAACATATAAGAATGTTAATACCAGCCGCGATTTAGATACGCCTGCAAGTAGACCAGCCTGGCACAAAAACGATCCGGAAAAGTATAACCATATCCCGGGCAAGTATAAACAAGGTGACGAGAAACCGGGGTATGATATAGAAAAGAAAACATGGCGCAAAACTATGCCAGGCGAACCAGGCGTATATGAGAGCGCAAGTACCAACGCCGATGCTGCTAGGCAACGAGATAATGCCAATATAAGATATGCAAGTAAGGCAACAAAGCCCGCTGCTCCGAGGTATTTTAACGAACAACCTGCTATAGCTGCCTTGTTAAACAAACTTGGCCCGACTCTTGTCATTCGTATTACTAACGAAGTCATCGGCCTCGTGAAAGCCGAATCGAGAGAAGCCGGCACCGTCGATGAGCGATACCGGCTCGATCGCCACCACGAGGCGCTGGAAAAAGTCAAAGTCTCGTTGGATGCGACAAAGGATCCTACCAGTGTTATGTCATTGCCTGTTGTTGTTGATAGCTTTAAAAAGGCTATCATAGATTTATCGGGTGCAGAAAATGAATATGATCCGAAATTTAAAGAGTATATAAGGAGAATAACTTCACCTACACCTGCTATACACGGAAGACAAGTGCCCGGCGATAAAGCGCATTCAGTGGAAATGCAGCAGATAAGAGATGCGCTTCGTCGTGCTATGTTGGCTGGTTAATGATGAACAAGCTAAGACGATTTTTAAAAGAGGATGTGGCACTTACTGCAGGAAGCCAGCGCGTATTCAGTAATAAGGAACTTGTCGCGGCGATTGCAAGAATTCTTCGTAACGAAGCAGCCTTTAATCCCGCTAGGTTTCCTCGAGGCACTTCAAGGATATTCGATAAATCCACCGACGAGAAAGTAGCTCATTGGTTTTTGGAGAACTTAGATTCCATAGAAAAGAAAGGATATGATGGTGTTGTATATTCCAGCAATGGTGCCGATGTTGGCTGGGTTACCAAATCATATATCAATAGAAAATCTAACTGGGAAGATATAACAGGGAATCTAAATATGATTCTCGCTGACTGGTATGCACTAAAGAATAAGAAAAAACTGTTGGAGCCCCATCGATCGATTGATAACTTTGCAGGCATTAACTATTTAAGTCAGATTCTAAAGTCAAATCCTACATATGCGGCAGAGTTAGAATCTTATAAAGATCAAGATAAAAAGAAAGCACTAAGATTATTAGCAAAGGCCATTACAGTGGTTGACAACGATGATTACAGAATTGCTGTTCCGTTTAATAAGCCTGGCAGTAGAATGATTGGCGAAGGATCAGGCTGGTGTACTGTTAATGCTACTCAATTAAGTTTCTGGCACAACTATGCGAATAGATCTATGTTGTTTGTTTTTATGCCATATGGTGTAGATGAAAAGACCGGCAAGAAAAAGTTAATCAAAACTGAAGTTGAGGTGCGACAAGGCCCTAGGGCCGGGTCAAAGATTGACACTATATCTAAGTTTCAGTTTGACGCAGGATCGGGTGATTTTATGGACATAGGAAATATACCTGTGCGCCCTACTACACTCATATCAGAAAAATATCCATATTTGTATGATGATCTTGTAACAGGGTTACAGTCAAATAGCGCAGAAATAAAAGCAAAAACCGAAGAGTGGAAAGAAGATCCTACGCTAAATAGAGATCCCGAAACTAAAGTTAAAGAATACGATGTGAATAAAGAAATAGCTAAGTTGTCTCGATTTCGTACATCTGGATATTTTACAGACACAAAACGACCAGCAGAAGTTGAGTTATCAGAGCCCGATAACGCAGCACAGCCGCAGATTGCAGCGCCAGCTGAACCACAACAGCCAGAACAGGCGCCTATGGAAAGCATTAGAGAACTAGCAGAAAGAATAATAGTTGAAGATTTAGGAATAAAGGGCTCTGTCGCTGGCCCAACAGGTACAGCGCCAACACCAGAATTAACCATTTATAAAGGAAAAGAAATTATGGAAAATGTAGACCAAGACGTAGCAGCAATGATGAACTCATTGAAGAAATACGACAAACTAAATGAATCAGTCTTAGGAATGGTTACATTAGGCACAGCAGGTACTAAGATTAAGGAAGAGGGTAACCCGTGGGAAGATCTTGGAAAGGAAGATAAAGAATTAAAGCCCGGCGAATCCGAAAAATCTTCTACAGGTGGAACTACCACTAAAACCAAGACAGGATTAGTGCATACACAAAATCCTAACGGTAGAAAAGCAGATAAAGAAGTCGACGAAGATGTTGAAGAAGAATTAGATGAAGAGAACGAAGAGAAGCCAGACGATCCTGCATTGACTGATTTCTTGGCGCGTGGTGGAAAAGTTAAGGTGGGCAACTATAATGACCGTGAAGAAAAGAAAAATTTAGGTAAAACACTTAACGGTACTCGTGGTAGCAAGTCTGGATCAGTAACTCGAGGAAGACGGAATAAGTCGGCAGGATTAAATTCCCATGTTAAGTCGGAAGGTGCAACTAATTCCGATGTTCAATTAGCAGAATCCGCCGACCAAGATGTGTTAGATTGGATGTCTCGCTTTGCTAAGTTAGGTAACATGAAGGGCTACGGCAAATAATATGAAATTAAATGAATTCTCCAAGAAGCCCAACCCTGCCAAAAAGCAAGTTGAAGAAGGCCTCGGTGATGTTGTCAACGGTGTAAAGAATTTTGTCAAGGGTAAAGTAAATCCTGAGAAAGATGACAAGAAAGCGTATTATGACAAAGCTCTTGCCGCAGATGACAAGAAATTGATGAAGCAACACAATACCGGAATGACACCAGCGGTAGCCGAACAAGTCAAAGAAGCAACCGGCGATCCAAAGTTTGACGGGATGATGGGGAACATCACAGGTAATACAGCGCCGCAAACTATGGGTAGTGCCGCATCTAATAGGGTAGCAGCCAAATCAGAAATGCCACCCGATGCCGAAACTATAAATGCATTAAATAAAATGATGTTTAATCTGCAGAAGTCAATGCAGACAGCAGAGGCACTGTTACAAAGGTTAACTCAGGGCAGATAATATGAAATATATAGTTCCAGTCATATTAGGTGTATTGTTACTTGTATTAAGTTTCTTATGCCCGTTCTTGGTAATACTTACATTACCTTTTATTAAATGGGATAAGCAGCCAACCGATGGTGTTATACGTGGGGATTTACCTAAGTGGTTATCTTGGTTCTCTACACCCGATGAAAGATTACCGGGCGGTATGTATGAACCTACCGTTAAAAAGATATATGACAAGTATGGTAAATGGTTTACAAGTTGGTACTGGTTAGGGGTTAGAAACTGTTTAATGACATTAGCAGTTAGATTAGGTAAACCTACTACCGACTATATTCCGGAGACTCCTTTAGGGTTCTGGGAAAGAGGTGATATATGGAGATATTCTTGCACACTTGGTCCTATCAAGTTTGTGACAGGATATCAGGTGTATAAGGTGTTAGACAGATCATTTCAAGCTGCACCAGTATTTACATTAAAAAGATATTGAAATAAACTGTAGTGGCACTTTTGTGCCACTACCTATGATTGAAAACTTGATTTTCTATATAGATTGTGTTAAACTTATTAAGATAAAGCGGAGAACATATGTATAAGTATGAATATATAATATACGGAATAGCAGAAGAAGGATACGAATTTTTAAGTGAAATAGCAGATTTAGACAAACACCCGGAACTATGGGAAGAGTCGTGTCCCTATGCTATACCAGATGATGCAGATATAAGAGTAGAAAAGAAAGGTAAAATAAATGTCACATAAAGAAGATTTTTTGAAAAGTTGTTTGATATTAGATACAGAGACAACTTCCAGTGATTACAATCTCGCTGAAATCATTGAAACTGGTTTTGTTATCCGTGAAGATAATGATTGGACAATATTTCAGGAACTACACAAACCCGTAAAGGGAACTATTCCGCCCAAGATAGAATCTATCTGTTATATAACAAATGAAATGGTTGAAGACAAACCTGCATTCGTAGATTCTAAGGAAATATTTAAATCTGTAGTTGACGGATATGCAAGTGGATATCTTGTTGCTCATAATCATTTTTATGATATGCGTGTGTTAGGTAATCACGGAATAGATACATCTAAGCATAACTGGTTATGCACATGGCGTATGTCCAAAAAGTTATTTAGTGATATAGATAGCGTAGAAGAAACAAACTTACCATACTTAAGATTTGCGCTCGATTTAGAGGTGCCTATAGAGATGCATTGCCACCGTGCGGGCAACGATTCGTATATGACCGGAAAATTGCTTGAATTTTTGGTGGATTTAATGGAGAGTAATAGCTTATTAGACACTAGCAAACCGTACGGTCCTCAGATAGTAGAATGGTTGTCTAAACCAATATTGTATAAGAAATTCCCATTTGGTAAGCATAAAGGCGAACTATTGGAAAATATTCCACACTCATATTGGGAGTGGGCTATTAGAAGCACGAACTGGTTTGATGAAACTGCCGATAACTATGATGCAGATTTAGCAGCAAGTATCAACGCAGTTCTTTAACTATTAGGTCCCGGTGCAGTAGGTGGGTTAAAGTTTGCTGTATATCTTGCTGCATTTGTGATTCTTATTTCGTCTAAGTATGCATTAGGCTGAATATTTAATGTAACGGTAGGATCGACACCTATGTAAAGATTGCTTGTAGAATTAAATATTGTTCCGGCGAAAGTTTCTGGTGTGCCGCCAATACCGTTAACATAACAAGTGATAGCGTTACCATTCCTTACCGCTGCTAAATGCACCCATGTGTTTATAGCAACACCTGTCCATGTTACATTTGCAGATGTAACTGTTGCTGCCAGCCCATTGGAACTATGATAAAAAGCAAGATGGGTTGTTACCCCTGTGCCAACACCTGCCCCTATACCGAAGAAATATGAATAATCGTTTTGTGCTGTATCATTCCATCCTTTAGTAAGAAGAGCCATATAGTTACCGGTTGCCGGTAATGTATTAAACTTAGCATACATTTCTATCGTAAAGTTTCCAGAACCTAAATCAAACGAAGATTCAGGTGTTACCGTAAGACTGTTATTTGCAAACGACATCGATGATGTGCCAATCTTCTTGGTTGTGGTAGATATTGCTGTCTGTGAAGATACCTCCGGTATTACAGCCACCTGACCTAATGATAGATTACCAACCACAAATACACCATTACCGTACGCAACATGATTTGCACCATTATTCCCTCCGCCCGAAACAGCTTGCCAATAAATGCCATCATATGATATTGCGCCGACACTAGCACCATATACAGATGCATACCACATATTTCCGGAGTGTGCCAACCCATACCAATACGCAACAGCAGTATGAGGGAAAGTTGATTGTGTCCACGTTATACCGTCCGATGAATATGCGGTATACCCTACCGTGCCTGTGCTTGTTGTTGTTCCTAATACAAACTTCCCACCGCCGTATTTTATTATGGATACTGTTGTTGCAACCGGCCAGGCTGGCAGCGCATTTGTCCTTGTTGTCCATGTTATACCATCGGGAGATGTATACACATTTCTCGGGTTGTAGTTTGGATATACAAATAATCCTGCGCCAAATGCAGGTAAACACGATGATCCTGCTGGTGTAGTTCTTTGAGTCCATGTTATACCATCGGATGAGGTTAATACATATGTATTGCCGGAGTTACTCGCCACAAAGGTATTATTACCGAATACAACCGAATACCAGCCTGTTGATACAGGTAATGCACGAGATGTCCAGTTTAATCCATCTGTAGATGTTGCTGCTATTGCAGAACTATTGCCCATTGTTACATATACACCGTTGCCGTATGCTAATCCCCAATATGCGGTAGGCCCTGCAGGCAAGGTTCCACCTGTCCAAGTGATGCCATTGGGTGATGTCATCGAACCGGTACCTGCTATTGATACGAACTGATTGTTGGCATATATGATATCTCTCGATGCCTGTGTTCCTGTTACGGTTGTAATCGGTCCTAAACTGTACCCTGCTGGTTGCCGTGTTATTGTTTTTGGTGTAGGACTATTATCTGTAAAGGTTGTAGATCCGTTACTTCCTTCTCCGTGCAACAATAGCGATACAGATGAATAGTATGAATCGTACGTTGTTGGGCCTCTATCAGGAAATGCAGCAGTAGGTACAGAAAAAGTTGATGTATATCTGCCGATTCCCTTTGTTATTCGAATCTCATCGTAGTATCCTTGATAGAAGAGATTACCGCCCGTTATATAATATCCATATTTACACAGTTGAAGATCAATCGCACCTGCATATGTCACTGTGCTACCGAGAACACCGTTTGTGAAAGATGATAAAGAACTTCCGGTTCTGCTTATAGCAATGTGAGTCCATGCCACATTGGATGTAGTTAATGGCAATGCCGTTCCACCATAGCCCTGATAGTATCCGTTGTATATGTAGCCGCCAGCCGGGTTATAGGCTGTTCCTGCCGCTGTAGCTGAACACATTATAACATTGGTGCCACCGTTGCCTGTATACCAGCACTCCCATGTAAAATCACCTGTCATATATCCGTCATATCCGAGTGATACAGTGAAGTAAGAGTTACCGGTTGAGGCTTTCCACGATGATACTCCGAATTTCTTATCAACTGTACTTATAGTACCGGCACCGTTAATGGTTGGAGTATTACCTAAGTAGCTGCTGTCAACTATGGTATTACTACCATTTGTGCCGTCAAAGTGTGCTAAGAATACCACGTTATCGAAGTATGGATCTATCGGTACATTAACCACATTTGTGGCTGTACCCCATGCCCTAGCTGCTGCTGTTCCGAAAGAGTTAATAACCGGCATTATGCATTAGGTCCCGGTGCAGTCGGTGGGTTAAAGTTTGCGGTGTATCTTGCTGCATTAGTGATTCTTATTTCGTCCAGGTATGCATTTGGCAAATCATTAGTACTCGAGTTAGGATCCATTCCAATCATAAGATCCGATGAGTTAGCATAGATAGATCCTGCAAATGTTGTAGGTGTGCCACCAACACCGTTAACATAAATAGTGATAGAATTTCCATTTCTTACTACAGCATAATGTATCCACACATTTGCTAGTATAGAAGAAGCAGTATATGCATTTGCCATTGTTGCTATTTCGCCCGATGATGTATAGTAAAAAGAAGCACCACTGGCCGAGACACCTAACCACCATGCATATCCGCGTGTTACATCATTCCACGATTTGTGTATAAGCGGCACCCACTGGCCTGTTGAGCGTATTGTATTAAGTTTTGCAAATAGTTCTATCGTAAAGTTGCTCGAACCAAAGTCAAATGATGTGTATGGGCTGACAGTAAGACCATCATTAAATCCTTTTACAGCTATAGAGGTTCTATTAAATCTACCTGTAGAATTGCTAATGGTAGATCGTGTTGCTTGTACAGGAAATACTTCGTAGTATGAAACATTTAGATTACCGATAACCGCAACGCCGTTACCGTATGCGCCACAATACCAAGCACCGCCGACACTGTGCAGCGCCGGGCCAGGGTGCCAGGTTGTACCATCATAAGAAATGGCTGTTACTGTACTAGAATATGTAGCAGCAATCCAAAACTCACCAGCGTATGTTAAACTATCCCAATATAACCAATATGGCATAGTGGATGTTACCCATGTTATGCCGTCGGCAGAAGATGCTGTGTAACTTATTGTACCAGTCATTCCTCTTGTTGCCAATACAAATTTGCCACCACCGTATACTATTCTCATAATATATTGTGTTGTATTGCCAAATTCTGCACTTAATACATTGGTGCGAGTTGTCCAGTTTATTCCATCAAGTGATGTATAAACAGTTCGACCATATCCTGGCGCAAGCACAAAAATACCGTTACCAAACTCTAAACCTATGGTGCCAGCAGCAGGTATATTATGTTGTACCCATGTTATACCATCCGTCGAAGTTGCTCCTTGGTACGTTGTTATTGCAAGAAAGGTTCCGTTTCCGTATACTACTTTCTGCCAGCCGCCGCTAACGGGCAATGTTCTTGCCGTCCACACGGCACCATCGGGTGATGTAGCTGCCTGCGCCGAACCACCACTCACTGTTACATACACTCCTGCACCATATGCTAGACCGTATGCTTCATTTGCACCAAACTGTCCTATCGTATAACCTATCCATGTTGTTCCATTAGTAGATACATATGCTCCACCCGATCGTACAGCAACGAATTTACCGTTTGCAAAAATCATATCACGAGCAGCCACGCCCGATACTGATACGCCTGTTCCTAATCCTAATGCTGACGGGCGCTGTGTTACCACTTTCGGTATAGCACTTGAATCAGTGAATGTGGAAGAACCTTCCGAACCATCGGCATGCAATAATAGAGACACAGAAGAAAAGTATGGATCTACTGTATCGGGCGGTCCTGCATCAATAAATGCACCTGTAGGCGGTACAAACGACGATGTATATCTTGCTACACCTTTTGTTATTCTTATCTCATCCATCCATCCAGCATAAAACCAGGTGATGGGTCCAGAAACAGAACCGATTACCAACGGTGAGGTAGATGCGGTAACACTTGCTGTGAATGCAGTAGTCGATTGCAGCACACCATCAATAAATAACATTATACTTCCGCTTGATCTTACTGCTGCTATATGATACCACACCCCGTAAGATATAGGTGCCGCCGATGCCGCAGAAATGTTTGTATTACAAGTAAAAAGTACATAGCGGTTGGTATCTACATTAATCTGCCACGCCCATCCTAAACTGTTATGCCATACACCTAATATCTGTTGGGGTGATCCAGTAGAAGCACTCACCCTAATAAATAACTCTACTGTAAAATCGCCGCTACCAAACGTAAATCCTGCGTTGTTTGCTATAGATTGGTATGAATTTCCACCATTAAATTGTATAGATGAACTACCATATTTATATTGTGCAGTTGTTGTCAGGGTAGTGCCAGTAGGTGTAACTGTTTTTATGGTAGGACTCGAGTCGAGAAACACAGTACCATTTAACACACCTTCGCCGTGTAACATCAGCGTAACATTATTAAAGTATGGATCATATGGTAGTGCAACTGTATTATACATATTGAAGTCTGATGTGTATCTTGCCGCAGCAGTTATTTTCATATCATCTAAATATGCTCCTTGCATTAACCAAGTATAACCGGAAGAACTAGTAGGGTTCGCTACACCTATATTGATCGGTGCCGTAGTTTCGAAGAATGCAGGAGCACTTAGTTGCGTGCCGCCAGCACCATTTGCGTATATTGTTATTATTCCATTGTATTTAACTGCTGCTATATGCACCCAACTATTTAATGGTAATGTGTGAAATGCTTGCTGTGCCACAGTAGTTGTTTGACCATTTATTGTTCCATAGTACAGTTGAACATAATATACGCCTGCTGTATTTACTATACCAAAGAAGAAGTTATTATTTAAGTCAGGCTGATCCCAGTTTTTTGTAATCACTCCCACATATATTCCACTTGTCGGTAATACAGTGAAGTTAACCCATGATTCTATCGTAAAATCGCTTGTAAGATTAAATGCAGTGTCTGCTGCTGCTTGTAAATATGTTGATGTATCTGTTGTTGTATATGCCGCCACCGGTGGAGTAAATGTTGTTGTCCATTCAGCGGTTTTAGTAAATCTAAATTCATCTATGTAACCGGTAAAATATTCAGCAGCCGATCCTATGGTAGGTATCGTTGCAGATGCATTTATAGCCCCTGCATTTGTTAATGTTCCGATACTTGTACCGTTTTTATATAATGTAAACGTGCTTCCGTTTCTTACTAATGCTATATGCTGCCATGTGTTTAATGTTGGTGCCGCTGATCCGACTAAGCTGACTACCGTCGCCGATCCAAATCTAAAATATGCCTTTATTACATTTGATTCTTCCCGTATAACAATAGATTCTGTGGCTTGTTCCATAGAAAAATATCTCTTTATTGTACCACCACCTATCACAGTAGGATATATCCAAAAATCTATTGTAAAGTTTCCTGTACCTGTAGACCACCTGCCACCAAGAGGTAGCGCCAAATAACTACCCGAACCCGGTATATATGCAGAATAGCTGCCGAATTTACTTTGGGTTGCACTTCTGGCAGCAGAACCACCGATAGTTACAGTCAATCCTTTCTCGTCAGATAATGTCGTTGTATCCATATGCATTAATAATATCACTGGATCTGCTGTACCATTTAAATATAATGATGATGTTCCAGTCACATATCTTGCTGTGCTTATTTGTGACGAGCCATATGCTGTTATAGTTTTCGGCGCAGGACTACTATCTATAAATGTAGTCGATGCGTTGGTACCGTTTGCTCTTAACCATAATGCAACAGAAGAGTAATATGGGTCAGCAGGTAAAGTATTTGGAAATGCAGCAGTTGGCACAGAAAAGTTTGCCGTATATCGAGAAATACCTTTGGTTATTCTTATATCATCGAGTTTTCCGACAAATGGTAATAATCCGCCTATGTTACATCCTATCGCCACCGGTGATGTATTCACAAATAATGATCCTGCCACCGTGGCTGTTCCTACCTGCGACCCATCAACAAACAATCTGTAAATATTTCCAGTTCTCGTGGCCGCCCAATGATGCCAGGTATTTATAGTAATAGCAGCAGCAGCAATAATAGACACTCCCCATGTTGTACCATCGGTGCTTACTAATAGCCCCGGCTTTCCAGAAAGATCATTGAATATTGAGAATGGGCCAAATACTGAACTACTTGCTCTTTTTGTTATTAACTGTTGTTGTGTTACAATGGCAGAATGGTATGCCCAAAATTCTATTGTGAAATCTGTTCCGCCTAAATCAAACAAACTACTATCAGGTACCGTGAGGTATTGGCCATTATTTATAGACGCTGCGCCAGCGCCGAATTTAGTGCCTGTAGTTGTTATAAAGGCATCATTTACGGATGTAATCGTGTTTGCATAAACACTGCTATCAGCAAATGCGGTTGACATATTTGTGCCATCTGCATGTAACAATAAAGAGACAGAAGAAAAGTATGGATCAGAATCTACAGCAGCTTGAGCTATTACTATATTACCCCACGCTCTTGCAGCAGCCGCCCCAAATAGAACAATACTTGGCATTATGCGAACTTTGTCTGACTTGCCAATACAGTAAATGTAGCATTAGCGGTTTTGATAATCGTGTAACTATATACATCAATCGAACTTACATTACCTGAACTCGGCGCTGCTCCTCCCTGCCATTTTGGTACCACTGCTGACCCGTCTACCTGCCATCCATTATTATAATATGCTGTTGCACCTTGTGTTACAGAAAACACAACGGTTATGGCCTGTCCAATCGACATTACTGTATTTAATGCTGTTCCTGCACTTGCTCTAAAGTTGACTGTCCAGTTTGCCGCTGCCGATGATGTATAATACAATACTGATTGAGTTGTAACATCATACGCTATTGTACCTGTCGCTGCTGTTGCAGAAACAGTCACCGGTTCTGCTATATTGGTAACTATTAGTGCTAAGTTACTGGTTGATCCGGTTAGTGTTGTAACACCTGTGCCGCCGGCAGAGTTAAATAACGTGTTATTTACATATAATCCACTGTTATCAACGCGGAGCCGCTCACAGGTACCTGCACCGATAAGCACTGTATTACTGCAATCTGCACTGCCTGGTAAAGAACCGATAACTGTATTATTTCCACCCGATACTAAAGATAAACCAGCACCTTTACCAATTGCTATATTTCCATCACCTACTGTGTTGCTGCATAATGCTAAACATCCTATAGCAATATTATTGCTACCGCTTGTGTTGGTATATATTGCTTTATATCCTTGTGCAATGTTATTGCTGCCAGTAGTGTTACAGAAGAGTGAATAGTATCCCTGGGCCGAGTTATTATTACCAGCCGTATTGCCGTATAGTGCATGATTACCTGTTGCTAAGTTATTACACCCGACTGTATTGCCATATAGTGCGCCAAGTCCTATCGCAACGTTGTTGCAACCGGTTGTGTTGTTACGGAGTGTATTAATGCCCTGGGCTAAGTTATTAGAACCGAGTGTATTGTTGCATAATGCAGCAACACCCATCGCTATATTAGATACACCGCCGAGGTTACAAAATAGCGCCTTGCGGCCCATTGCGATGTTATTTGCGCCACCTGTATCTTTATTTAATGCACATACACCGATTGCAATATTATCTTGACTACTGGATGTACCACTTGCCAATGCCCCAGGGCCGATAGCAAGATTACCATACGCATCTAATGTGCCAACGCCTGTAGCACCTGCTGCACCACTTACACCGCTATAACCACTTACACCGCTATAACCGCTTATACCTTGTATACCTTGCGATCCTTGTAATGCACGAGATATAGCAACATAATCAACTTTAATATTATGTAGAATATTTCCGTCCGATACATGATATATCCTTAATATAACTGTTCCGCCCGATATATACGGAACAGATGATACAACACCTAAATCGAACTGATTAAATCCTGTTTCTATTCCTGTCAGTGTGTATATTGTGTCCCATTGACTGAAAGTATTATTATAAAGTTCTATATTCACAACATGACCTGCTGTGCCATCATAGAACATATTTACTATGGCTTTGTTAAAATCAACCACACCGGTGAATGTAATGCGGATATCATACCCGGGGATTAAGTCGCCTTCCTGCACATCATATACACTACCGTCATTGAATGTTTGTATTGACGCCAGTGTTCCAGAGTTGAGCGTACCGCCCGTCATAGAAATACCGGTTGCTGTGTACGGAACATCGACAGGTGCAGCACCACTGAAGCCGCTGTATCCACTTACACCATCTATACCTATTGTGCCGTTTGTACCAGACCAACCACTATAGCCACTTGCTCCACTGAATCCGCTTACACCTGACCATCCACTGAATCCGCTTACACCTGACCATCCACTGAATCCTGACTTACCACTATAGCCACTCGAACCAAGTCCGCCCACAGTTGCACCATTTACTCTTAGTTCCCCGTGTATATTAAATATACCGGTGTTATCAACCTCTGCTCTAATATTACCGTCACCGTCTGATAATATTATATGATTATCGAGAGATGTTATACTGTCTATAACAAGTGAAGACCCATCATTACCACCTATGATAACATTGCTTGAACCGTGTGTTATAGCTGATCCTGCACCATTGCCTATAGCAACATTAAATCTACCACCCGCATTGCCTGCCAACGCACCCTCACCCAACGCTACATTTTTTGTATTAGCAAATATAACTGTTCCATTACCGTTAGGTACTATTGTAGCAGTAAAGGTTACTCCTTCTGTATTTGATGATGCACCCGCATCAGTGAATTGTGTTGGGATTGCAGAAGTGTCCGGCGTTACTATGGTGTATTCTACACCGGGCTGCCCATATGTATAAAAAGAGAATGGTAGATTTTCACCGCGCCCTACTGTGACACCATTTACTACAATATCTGTAGCAAAAATAGATACGTAAGGAATGTCTGCGCTTACCCATTTAAATGTCGTGCCGTCATATGTAAGCACTTGTCCTTCTAACGGAGTAGGAATATTTACATCAAATAAATCGTATAGATATTGTGCGCCAGTGCCGGTCATTTGCGCGGTGTTTAATATTCGAGCAGGCCCCGAATAAGAAACATTTCCACCGTCTGTTACTGTTGCGCCAGGGGATACTCGTGATTTCATTTATACTTCCTTTTAGCTATTATCGTTTCTGGCGCCATCTCTTTCTGCAGATATAATGGCTGACGAGTTTGAATGATATTTCTGCACATTTTTATTGTATGGTAGTCCTGCATTGTGCAATGCATACTGAAGACCTCGGTATCCAGGCGATTGAAGCTTGCTTCCCTCTGGCTTATTACTGTATAATACAGTTTGTTTATCTACTGGTTTAGTGAATACGGGGGTTATTTCTTCGGCGAACCATTGTTTGAAATGGTCATCGTAATATTTTTTGTTCTTGTCTTTATATTTGGTATCTTCTAAGTTATGAAACTTGTCGAAGTCGGCAGACGCCTCTTTATAAAATCTTGCGACAGTGTCCTCTGGGGATTCATTAAGTATTTCTCGTAGTTTCATTATAATCTCAATATAAAACAATATTTATCATTTAAAGGAAAATAAAATGTCTCATTTAGTGCCGATGGTAGTCGAAAATACTCCGCGTGGAGAAAGGTCGTATGATATTTTTAGCAGGTTGCTAAAGGAACGACTTATATTTATTAATGGAGAAGTTACGGAGCATATGTCTGAGCTTGTTATTGCACAAATATTGTTTCTCGAAGCTGAAAACGCAGAACAAGATATTAATGTGTATATTAACTCACCCGGCGGATCTGTAAATGCAGGATTGGCAATGATTGATATTTTTAACTATGTTAAACCAAACATTGCAACATATGCAACAGGTATGGCAGCAAGCATGGGATCGCTATTATTGGCAGCGGGCGAAAAGGGAAAAAGATATTGCCTACCAAACTCTACAGTTATGATCCATCAGGTGCTTGCCGGCTATCATGGACAAGCATCTGATATCGAAATTCATACAAACGAAACACTGTATCTAAAGAAAAAGTTAAATCAAATGTTGGCTGATTATACATATGGTAAGACAGACTACGAAACAATGGTAAAACTTACAGATAGAGATAACTTTGTCAGACCAGAAACAGCATTAGACATAGGTTTAATCGACCATATTATTTCTAAGAGGTGATAATGCTAAATAGTGTTATAGTAAAGGATAACACATGGATTCACCGTCTAAGATGCTTTTAGTAATGGAAGCAGCAAGATGCGCCGTTGAGTACGGTCAAGGCATCTTGCTTAGTTTACCGCTACAGTTTATTTCACCTAAGGGGGACGGCCATTCGGTTATTATATTTCCCGGACTAGGCGGATCTGACGGATCGACTCAGTTTATGCGTAACTTTTTAACAGGTATTGGGTATGATGTTCATCCGTGGGGATTAGGTAGAAATCTAGGACCACGTAAAGGTATAGAAAAACTAACAACAGATATAGAAAAGAAAGTAAGAGAAATATCTGAAAACAATAATAACACCAAGGTTAGTTTGATAGGATGGAGCCTAGGTGGAATATATGCGCGAGAGTTATCTAAGGCATGTCCTAAACTTGTGAGGCAGGTAATAACCCTAGGCACACCATTTAAAAATAGTCATGCAACAAATGCTACAAAGTTATATGAAATGCTTAGTAAGGATAAAAGCCATTGCGATCCAAATATCATAGAAGGTATTGCTAGACGACCTAAAGTGCCATTTACCTCAATCTATAGCAAATCAGATGGTGTTGTATCCTGGGAATGTTCTATAGAGGATGAAACAGATATTTCAGAGAATATAGAAATACCCGGAGCAAGTCATTTAGGATTAGGACATAATCCAATGTCTATGCATATTATAGCAAATAGACTCTCTCAATCAACATCTCCCTGGCAACGTTACAAACCTTAATGTTGCTTTATAGCCACATTTGACAAAATACTTAGTTACTGTTATACTATGTGTAGTATAGGGAGAATTAATGGAAGATAAACAGACGTACATTCCAATGAACAAGTTAATGTTTAGTGATATACCTACAACAGGCTGGACATTCACAAAAGTTAATCTATCGACATCTGAGGTATCAAAAAAAGGAGTCGTGCCGTGGTGTAAGAAAAATATACATGGCAAATGGACAATGTTAAGTAGTAATAAATTCGGATTCGAATCCGGCGAAGACGCAACTGTATTTCGTTTATATTTTGGATAATAATGATTAATATACCTGAAAAGATATGTATAGGGCACGACGCTGACCTTAGCTACGGTAATAAACTAAGTATAACAACAGTGTTACCTGTTGGTGATTCAGTAAACGAAAAGAAGAAGCTTGAAAAACTTGCTGTAGATAATAAACTTGTAACAACATTCGACAACGTGCCTATGCCCGGGTTCTCACTATTCGATATGTCTCGGAGTGTTAGTTCACACGCTGCACCGACATGGAGGGTTGTTGATCCCCGCGGATATGCATGTCGTATTGATTTATTAAATCTAGAAAATATTTTGAGGTGTTCGGCTATTTCTAACAATCTCATACAAGAAGAATGTGTATGGATAAGAAATGATTCGTCGACCGAAATGGAACTTGTGCCTATAACCGATAGCCGATATGCAAAAATATTGGATAACACTAAGTTAATCGATAATAAGGTGCAACTATCGGACGTATCTATCGGTGATACTGTATTATTACAGCATGGCATAACGGGAGAGTACTGCGGTGTAATGTCGCTATATGGCACGCTGACAAGTTCCATATTTGGCGGAACTCTTAAGGTGCATTCCTCTGTAAAAAAACAGGTTATAAAAAGGACAGATATACCGTCATCATATTTTTATAATAAAGATGCAAAAATCTTATCTATAATAAAAAAAGCAGAATCGGTAATAACACAAGAAGAATCAATAAAAAGGATAAATGAACATTTAAAAGTAAGTGGTTGTATATTTTCTGATACATCGTACTCACCATTTACTAACTATACAAAGAATATGAGATTTGTGTCAAAACACCCTGTGCCGAAACCATCAATAACACTGGTAGAAATATCAAAAGATGAAGCATATGGATTACTAGGACGTGCAGCAACAGGAGCAATGGTAGATCCCGGTGTACTCATACTAGAAAATAATCTAGGAATAAAGTATGTATTAGATAACTCGTGGTGGGGAGCCCTAGCATCGCCACCTGCAGTAGGCGAGTTCGCTGTAAGAGAACTTAAACTGATAACAGATAATAGCATAGAACTAATGCCACACCCAAACAAAGGTTTACCTATAAATCTTAGAGTACATAATGCATATAAAACCATAGACTCGTTTACAAAGTTCTATAAGATAGTAAAACACGTTAGAAAAGAAACATATATTTAAAAGGAAGAAAATGGATAAGATAGACTTAAACAAATACTCGGAATTCGTAGAAGGCGTAACAAGCAAGGCAAGTGAAGATTTAACAACCTTCGTGGATGGTTTGGATCGTCTGGATGCTAACTTCGAAGTAGTGGACGGTGTACATCAACACGGCCCAGATGTTAATGTGCCATTATTAATAGTAGGTGCAATGGGTATGTGTGGCGAAGCAGGTGAATACAGCGAAATTGTTAAGAAGCTTGTATTCCACGGAAAAACACTTACTCCAGAAGTTCACGCACATTTAGTGAAGGAATTAGGTGACATTGTATTTTATTGGACAAATGCGTGCCGCTCGTTGGGTGTAGACCCTAATCAGGTTATTGCCGATAATGTATCTAAATTGGAAAATAGATACCCTGGCGGAAAGTTTTCTATAACAAGATCTGAAAATCGCGAACCCGGCGATATCTAATCAAATATATCGCTTATTTCCTTAATCTACGATAAATATATTAAGGAGATAGTATGATTACAACAGAACAATATATTGATAAAATTAAGTTAACCAGACCAGATGGTGCATTATACTATGATTATTCTAAGGTAGTATATACAGGTTCAGGTAGGAAGATAATAATTATTTGTCCTATTCATGGGGAATTCTCACAATTCGCAAATGATCATAGAGCAGGTATAGGATGTTGTAAATGCGGTAAAGAGAATGCTAAACTTACAAGTTTAGAAAGATACGGGACCACCAATCCCGCATCATCTGATATTATAAAAAATAAAATAAAAGATAAATTTATCGAATTGTATGGAGTCGATAATCCATCAAAAGTAGATTCGATAAAAATGCAGAAAAAAGAAACCAGCTTTAAAAATTATGGTATAGCTTGTGGCGCCCAGGCCGACTCTGTTAAAATGCAACGAAGAGCCACAAATATAGAAAAATATGGTTATAGCAGTCCTATGCAAAATAAGTCTGTATCAGAGAAGGTAATTGCTACTAAAATTGCAAGAGGCGGATTTGACAAATCTAACTCAAGCAAGGAAGCTACATTATATATTAGGAAATATATACTTCAGAAAGGTTATACTGTGTCGCAATGTGCATATGCCGACTATGATATAGGGTTGCACGAATGGGGAATATATAGAAATGGAAGATGGGTGTTATATGATTTAGTGGTATTTAAGGATGGCCACAGGGGTGATAAAGAAAACATCGTAGAAATATTAGAATATCACGGACCGTTTCATTATACAGAAGAAGATGTAAAATTAAGGGGAGATAAAAAAGCGTATCCGTGGAAAACAAATAATACAACAATAAAGGAAAGTTATGAAAGAGATATTGAAAAAGAATGTATAGGCAAAGAAATGACATCACTTTATACAACTATATGGAGTAAATTATTGTGACATTTGATTTTAAGAAGATAATAATGCCTGTGATTAGGACAGTTAACCCTACATTGATAGCAGATAAAATCATTAGTATACAACCTTTATCTAACTTATCATCGGGCATTCATCCATATTATAATATATTCAAGTTTAAGTTTAGGGACAATGCCAAATATATATTATACATGAATTATCCTAGAATGGTTACCACTATGAACATATTACATACTTCTATCAGACCATTTATGAAGGCGCTTGACGACGAGCCAAACATAAAATATAGGCCTTGGTTAGAAGAAAATGTAGGAGTGCAAGGAACCGACTGGGATTGGAGAATACATTCTGTCGATGGTAATAAACTAGCTATAGATTTTAATAAAGAAGAATCTGCTATACTATTTGAACTAAAATGGCCAAGCTAACGCATAAAATAACATTCGGAAAAGAAAAGTATCATCTCCATACAGAGATGCAGCATTGGTGTGAGGAACGTATCGGTAAAGGTGGATGGCATTATAATGATGACATTGCCGATAATATGATTTGGTGTATGGATGGTGCATTTGGTAATACATTCTTCTATTTTAGAAATCCAGAGGATGCCGTTGCATTTAAGTTAGTTTGGTCGTAAAATGAGAGTATTAAATAAAAGAATATGGCCTTATAGCGTTATGACAGGGAGGCCAGCGAGTAACGATATGTCGATGACTCCGGGCAGGTATAATCACCCTGTGGATGACTGGTGTAACAGTTGCGTGGGTAAGTTTACAGAAGACTGGTATTGTTTTATTAAGGACATGAATACATTACAATATTCATTTAGACAAGAGATGGATGCAGTAGCATTTAAATTAAAATGGAACTATAAGAATGAGCATGATTAGAAGATTAAGTAGAAGATTTATTAGCTGGGCAATGCGTGAAGAATGTGTCGCTGTAAGCGATAACTACAAAGGCAAAATGGCAAGCACAGGCATTAATCTGGGTAGTAATACGATTGGGCTAGAAGATTCGTCTGGTATGAATTTTACATTATACAATGCCAAAGGTGGTGGTCACATTGTGCAAATGGTGCAATACGATCAACTGTTAGATAGAAGACTTACCGCATTGTATATTATATCAAACGAAGATAACTTCGGTGATGAACTTGCCAATATCCTTGTTAGGGAGAGACTGTCGAGATGAATCAACAAGATCAACTAAAATGGGACCTAAGGTTCCTGGAGATGGCAAAGTTAATATCAACATGGTCTAAAGATCCTAGCACACAGACCGGCGCAGTTATTACTTCTGGCAAGAGAATGATATCAACTGGATTTAACGGTTTTCCGGGGGCAATGCCTGATCTAGCAGAAAACTATAATAACAGGGCAGAAAAATATAGTAGAATTGTGCATTGCGAAATGAATGCATTATTATTTGCGAAAGAAGATTTGAATAACACAACTCTTTACACATATCCATTTATTTCCTGTGATCGATGTTTTGTTCATATGCTACAGGCAGGCATCATTAGATTTGTAGCACCGATGCCTACCGAAGCACAACTGGTTCGATGGGGTGACTCGTTTAATAAGGTGCGAGATTATGCAATAGAGGCTGGGGTAGAATTAATCGAGTTAGATTTATCAACACCTTGTTGACAATATTACAAAAATATAGTAAAATAAACACTTAATAACAGAAAGCGAAACATGGCTAAACAAATCAAAAAGGAAGAACCGAAGAATTTTAAGGAACAGAATGCACTTCATTCCTTTTCAGTAACCATTCGGGATCGTGAACACTTTTATAAGATTGTTAACTGGTTAAATGAAAATGTAGGTAAGGGCAGTGAATGCTGGACAATGCAAGGCAGAATACTGAAGACCCTGAACACAGGTAAAACTGTGAATCCTAAGATCTATATTTTTAAGGAAGAGTTTGATCCTACATCCACTCTGTATCTTACACTGATTTAATGGCAGCTTACACACCGGCATTTGTTATATCTAATGGCACACTTATAGGGTTGCCATTTATAGAGAGCATCGATCTTAGCGCTCGCGCCGACGAGGATGCTGTCATTGATAGATTAAAAGGTGATCTTCGATTTACCATAAAGACAACATCGGGAAAAGAATATACATTATCGATGTTACAGCATATAAGCGCGTTAACGGAGTATCCTATTCCGACTGACGTGAAAGAACTAGGTCAGTCTATTATAGATAAATGGTCAACTGTTATGGAGAATAGATGTGGTAACTCTACCAAGTGATTTTGTCGCAACTAAATATTCAGGATATTTCTGGCACTTAAAGGAAAAGAAACTCTATACTCTTAAGGTATCGGGTATTCTACGACCATTAAAAAAGTATCCGCCAAACTTTTGGAATCATTTCAGAAATGAGTATAGGGTGTCTGTGGAAGGGACGCGCAGGGGTGTATCGATGGAATATTTAAAGAAACTCGTACCGGCAGACTCAGTTATACCATTGGAGAAGTAAATGAAGCAAGAAGGAAAGTGTATCGTAGGCGATCCGATTTCAGTTGATAGCTATACTGCTGGGTGGAATTCCGTTAAGTTACACCCTGCTGTATTTTATCGCAGAATAGATGAGATTCAGAAAAGTTTCAAGTCTATAAAAGGATTGTACGCTGAACTCGATATGGGTCAGTATGTTGTTATTCGTTTCTCTGAAAAATCTGATGTGACGAACTTTTATAGATTAAATCATGAATATGTATGATTGTAAAGAAATTTCACATTAATGTACCGTTGTTTATAACTAATCCGTATGTAGTTAGGTTGGATCACAACACCCCTGCGGGGTCATTCAATATAGACATCATAGAATTTAGAAAAATATTAAAGATTGCTAAAACATGTACAACCAATACATGGGGATATAGTTCACCGGAGATAGAAAATATAACTATACCGGAAGAGTCTCGGCCTGCGCTGATTATCCCGCCATTCGCCCAGCAATATACGCTTAATTTCAGCACAGAACAAATGATTTATAGATCATATTGGGTGTTTAAGGAAGAAATGGATGCATTACAGTTTAGGTTAACGGTAGGAGAAACAGCACGGCATGTATATATGTGGCCTACCAATGTAAAATTCACAATACAGGAATATACAGAGGTATCGGAATAGTTATACTAACAATATATTTACGCATAAATATAAGAGTATCACAAGAGGTTATATGCATCCATTCTTAGACGTTAGCAAGTTATCAGACGAAGTTATATTAGAGAGATTAGGTCGAGCATATACATATATGAACCACCAAACAATGATGGGGCATAATCCCACAGTGCAGAGTATAAAAGAAGTCATTCAGTCACTCGAAGATGAGAGAGTGCAGCGATTAGAAAAAATAAGAACTGCAGAACTAGAAAAGAAAAACCCTAAAGCAAATCAACCACTTGAGTTAGGTAAGCTGGAAGGTAATACAGGTAAAACTTTATGATGACATCTGGAAAACTCCGTATTAGAAATCATATGACACTCGAGTATGATTTTACTGGAGTAAGAATATTAGACAGTGCATTGGTTCCTGTTGATTGGCACTTGTCTATTGACCTTGTTGCCATAGACAAAAAAGCTAAATCAACTGACATAAGTGAGTATGAAGCGACAATGACTTATCAGAAGTTGTATTTTTGGCTTGACACAAACTTACCTAATATTATAATGGTAGATGTAAGCAATGAGGATGATTTGTATATTGCTAATCTATCGTCAAACATAATGATGTATGCTCCTGTCGAACCATATGATGATGTAATCATTCAACTATTGCATTCTAAACTATCTATATTGGCAGAAACAAATATGTTGATTGGAGAAATGAGATTAAAGGGTAGTGACATGTCCGTTCAATATACATTCGATCCTGCAGAAACAGGATATAACCTACCAAATAAAACAGCAGACTATTACACTGAAGGTAAATCACGAGATGAGATACCCTGGTGGTTAAGGAACGATGGTTTCTGTTTTGAATTTGTTAGACCCGAGGATACCACATTAACCGATGAAGAGCTGTTCAAAGATGTTATGGATCCGATGGATGAATTCGACAAAGCAGTAAAAGAAGCATCTGAAAAATTCACAACTGTCCCTAGGGAGCCTGCTAGAATTGTGCAGGTCGAAAGATGGAAACCGAAAAAAGTTTAAAATGAAAATAGATTCATACGGGCAGGCTATACTGTCAAGTGATAATCTTAGAGAGTTAATATTACAAGGTAAGAATATAAGTCACTTAAATGTTATTACAGATAATGACATTATATTATACAATGAATATAAAAGTGAATTATTAAAGCACGACACTGTATTCTTAGATACACCCGAAGAAACATTATCGTTTGACGAGTTTCATACAATTCGGGCCAGTGAATGGTTATTACCTATTGAGTTTCAGAATATAGACGTGTTTAAGTGGCTAATAGATAAATGCACTACACAAGAACAAATCAACAGGGTTAAGGAAGAATACGAATTATTTGAAGAACGTGATTTGATTATGCTTTTACGTTTGTTTATTTTCCTTATAGATTATATGAGGAAGAATAAGTTTGTTTGGGGCGTAGGAAGAGGAAGTTCGACAAGTTCTTATATATTATATCTAATAGGAACTCACAGAGTCGACGGTATTCGTTATAAACTTGATATAAGAGATTTTTTAAAATAAGAGGAAATAAAATGGCATCACATACAACGTATCGCGGATTAACTATTGACATGGATTCAATGCGCCGAGAAAATGAGAAAACACCTGCTGTAGGTAATCACAGAGTTAATGCTAAAGGTGATCAACTTACCCGCGGCGGGGTAATAACAAAAACAATCAACCAAGTTGTTACAGAACACAATTCTACTGTAAAGAGTGACGTAGTGGCAACAGGACTAAAAGGTCCTATCCCCGATGTAGTAGAAACAGTTAAACCTACCGTTGTTAAGAAGGTAAAAGAAAAAGAACTACCCAACGGCGACATTGTTGTTTAATATGGATACCATTTCGGGTAAGATTAATAATATAACCTACAATATAGACCGAAATGTTGTAGAAAAACTAAAAATAGTGCATAATATAGATGCAATAAAAGAAATCGAAGATGCATTATTAATCGCCAATGTAAAAGAAAGGGACATAGATGAAAATCAAAGCAATGCCGGGAAAAGTTCTAGTAACTGATTTAGAAAGAGGATCGCGCATTATCAACGGAATTATTATTCCAGATGATAACGGTAAGAGCGAGGGCATTCGTCCTCGCTGGGGCAAGGTATATGCTGTAGGTGAAGGCATAGATGAAATCACTGTAGGACAGTGGATACTAATCGAAAATGGTAGATGGACACGAATGTTAAAAATAAAAGAAGATTCGGGTGATCATACACAGGTGTGGGGTGTAGAATGGCCACAATCTGTTATGCTTGTTTCGGATGAAGATCCGGAGTCTGCTGTTACATTTTCGGAATATACAACTACACACGCATTTTAATAAGAGTCATTATGAAAAAGTTATGGTCAGAAAAGTATAGGCCGAGTGGTCTTGCTGGTTATGTTTTCAAAGATGGTAAGCAGAAAAAACAAATCGAACAGTGGATATCACAAGGTGCCCTCCCGCATATGTTATTATCTGGCGCGCCTGGCACAGGAAAATCAACACTTGTAAAAATTCTATTAAATGAATTGAAGATTGATCCGTATGATGTTATGGAAGTTAATGCATCTAGGGATAATGGTGTAGATTTTATCAGAGAAAAAGTAACCAACTTCTCTGAGACAATGGGTTACGGAGATATGAGATACATCTTCCTTGATGAGGCCGATGGTCTATCACCACCTGCACAAGGTGTATTAAGAGGGACAATGGAAAAGTACTCTAACTCTGTAAGATTCCTTTTAACATGCAACTATCCGCATAAGATTATGCCTGCTATCAAGTCTAGGTGTGAAACAGGTCGTATGCATATTGAAAAACTTGATAATGATGAGTTCTTATTGCGTCTTGTAGATATACTAGATAAAGAATCTGTTGAAATCGATATAGATGCATTAGATACTATTGTAAAGAAAACATACCCAGACCTTCGCAGAGGTATAAGTATGATTCAAGCAAATACATTCAACAATAAACTACTTTCTCCAAACGAGGATGCAGAAACAGTTGCAGATTATAAGATAGATATGATTGCTTTGTTTAGAGCAAAGAAATATGTAGAAGCAAGAAGACTTATATGTGCTCAGTTGCTGCAAGATGAGTATGAGGAGATGTATAAGTTTATGTATCAAAATCTTGATATATGGGCAGACGGTAATGCAGATAAGGAAAATTCGGCAATCATTGCTATTAGAGATGGATTGGTAAAACATGCAATGTGTGCTGATTTAGAAATCAACCTTAGTGCAACATTTGTAGAACTAGAACTTATAGCGAAGGAATAATATGGGTAAAGAAAAACTATTTGTTGTGTTATCTCATAAACACAGTTTAAAGAAGGGGTCTAACACTGTGTGGGAGACCAATGAAAAACTAGAGTTTGTTAATAACCTGCGGCCCAAGCATTATAGTATGTCTAGTGCTATAGGCGACTATATTAACAGAAAGATGATAATAGGTGAGCGTGCCGGACTTGGCAACTATAATGAGTTTGAGTCCTTTATTACTCGCAAATATGAAAAACAGATGGCTGAATTAGATAGTGCATACAAATCTTTTCAGATTGAAAAAGCACCAGATACTATTACAGACCAGTTCGGTAATGTACGATTACCAACGATATTTGATTAAAATGGAAAAGAAAATAATACTTGACTACGACGGGACCATAGCCGACTGGAACAGTGGGTTTAATATCTTTATGGAGAGTAAAGGTTATCCGCAACTTGTAGATACAGATCATCACTATAATATTTCGTCGAGACATGGCGTACCAGTGAGTCAAGCAATGGCGTATGTTAAAGAATTTAACGACAGCCGGCATATAGAAGATATTATGCCATTTGCAGATTCTGTAGAATACCTAGAAAAACTAGCAAGCAAAGGTTTCAGATTTACTGTAGTGACAAGCATAAGTAGTAATCCTAAAGCTAAGGAACATAGATTAGTAAATGCTTCGCGCATATTTGGGGATATATTTGATGATATTATTTGTTTAGAAATAGGATCTTATAAGAAGAGTGCATTAGAGAAATGGCAAAATACGGGATACTTTTGGATAGAAGATCATATACATAATGCCGAAGCAGGCCATGAACTAGGGATGAAAGCAATTCTTATAAATCATCCGTATAACTCTCATTATACATCTTCTGCATTTCCTACAGTTAGTCACGTTACTCCGTGGAAAGAAATATACGGTATTATATCTGCAGAATACGGGCTAGAAGAATGAGTTTAATACAAAAGTTCATAAATAGTTGGGGGCTTAACAACGGAGAATCTCCGATAAGAAGTCTAGTTAAGGCATACAGTTATAGAGTATGTGGTACATTAACTACTGTTATAATATCATATCTTGTAACAGGAGTGTTTGCCATATCTTTAGCAATAGGTGCTACAGAGATGGTTATTAAACCCTTTGTGTACTGGTGTCACGAAAGAGTTTGGAACAAGATTAAATGGGCGAAACAACTATGAGTATAGCAGAAAATATAGCAAAGGCAGTTCAGGTAGTAAAAGATAATCCGTTGAAAACATTAGCAGGCCTAGCCGGCACCGTTGTATTAACTGTAGCGGGTATTATGTTCTCTGATGCAAGATATGTGCATGAAGCCGACGATACAGCATATAGAACAAAGGTTGCAGCAACGCTGAAACTAATGACCGATACCATTATCGTAATGGAAGCACAGATACAGGCATTATCTAAAGATAAATGATTAAGGTGTAGGCTGATATCTCAGCACATCGGAAATATATTGAGCGAGTATTGCCTTACCTGCACTGTTAGGGTGAGTTGCGTCAGTCCACAGTGTGGAAGGAAAGTTAGCAAGATTAGATGAGTCAGTAAAATCAAACGGACCACCAGTTCTACGAGTCTCTACATATGCTACACATCCCATTGCCAAATAGTTGGTACGAATATATGTATTTGCTGCCTGTAGCTGAGCTTCGCCGGTTACCGCAGTCCATGTTGCACCTAAGTTTGACCCACGTGGTATGCAAGTTAGCACTATAGGTTTCCAGGTAGGGTGTACAGCCAATCTACCAGAAATGTATGTTACCATATCTGCACATGCAGCTAATCCTGTTTTTCCTGAGTTGAAAATACTATTTGTAATCTCAAATATAAGCAGGTAGTTTGTCTTCCCTGCAACAAACGAGTTATCAACATCAGAAGCAGAACTACTCATATTCTGTGTCGTCTGGCCACTCAGTCCAAAGTTTGATATAGTTAATCTCTTATTGATAGGTTGCATACCTTCTAGGCTGGTGCATAAAGTAGAATACAACGGGTCTACAATAGAATTACCGTCGAACGTTATATGAACATTATCATCCCTAAACTGCGCTGTGTAGGGAGTGTTAAATATAGGTCCCATTATGCAAGACCGGAGGTGGTTGGGTTAGTAATATTAGCTACTGACCCGGATACATTAACTACCGGATGTATAGCAGAAGTTGACACACCTGTCCATGTGTATATAGATATCCACGTGGTAGGTGTAGCAGCACGAGCAACTTCACCGAACACAGTGGTTCCTACTCTACGCAATCTCATAATATCATTTATTTGATTAGTTGTGGTTGTCAACTCTGTTTGGCCAACCCCGCTTGTAAATGCTGCATATGGGGCACCAACCGTAGCAGTGTGAAGTGCAACAGGATATGTTCCAAATGCACCAACAGACGCTGTACCTGTCTGCAATCCAAATATAAACTCAACCCTAGCCACATTGGTAATATCTACCGTACCATCAACACCAGTCTGGAACGACTGATTTAATATACCGCCCGATGTGCCAAATCCACCAGAGTTGGTTGATTGATATGTGTAAGGGCCTGTGCCAGACTCAGTCATATTACTTAATGTAATGAATCTTGGGAAGGATGCACTAGTTGGCGTCACAGAGTTAGACGCTGCGGATGCCGATCCTGTTCCTACCGAGTTTGTTGCTGTCACTGTAAATGTATATGGTGTACCAGCAGTCAATCCATTAACTGTTATAGTTCCTGATCCTGCCTGAGCCAACGTACCTGTGAAGCCGCCCGGAGATGAAGTAGCAGTATATCCTGTTATGGTTGCTCCACCATTACTTACTGGTGCAGTAAATGCTACAGTTGCGGATGTTACACCAGCTGTCGCTGTACCTATTGTTGGTGCATCAGGAACTGTTGTTGCGGCACCTGCTGTATATGTAATATTAGCAGGATTTGTCAATCCACCGTTATTAGTAACTGCTATAGTTTTAGCACCTGTGCTTGCAGGAGTATATGTAAATGTTCCTGTAGGAGATCCAGTTGTAAGATTTACAGAGGTAGGAGTAAATGTTCCTCCTGCTGCACTGTCGTTTGGTGTAACTATAACAGTACCTGCAATGGCTCCACCATTTGGAGATACACCTAATGTAAAGTTGGTAGATGCCACGCTTACTGTACCGGTTGTAGGACCTGTCATTGTAACGGCAGACGCCACTGACGCTACGTTATTTGTAACTGATACTCCGGAGAAGTTAGCCACAAGTCCTGCTGTGGTGCTACGCAAGTTATTAGTTCCTGGCTGAGTATATGCTGCTGTTGCTGATTGGCCACTAGTGAATGCCGAAATGACAGTTAGCGTTACTGTATTTCCACTTATAACAGGCACACCAGATAAAGTTTTTCCAGACACAGTAAATGCTGATAAGCTAGGAATGAAACCTGTATCAATAGCAACAGAGAACAGTATATCGACGGACGATGGAGTTGAGTTCTGAACAGTTATAGAACTGACAGTAGGAATAACAGACACAATAGGTGTCGCACCTAATGCCTGTCCTATTGAGTACCAATAATCGTACCCGTCATACCAAAATGTTATCTGGTTGACGATTCCGTTTCGATTATCATACCCCATTGACCCACCCCATTGAGTGTATCCCGTAAATACAGGTGCATTTACTCCATCTGCTACTAATCTTACATACGTGCTAGAGCCTTGAACAGTTCCTGCACCTAACGTAAAGGTTAACACAGAAGAAACACTTTGTTGAGGCATATAGATAGGGCCTACTGTAGAAAAGGAAACAGCAGTTGTAAAGCTACCCGATGAGGGGCTTGCCGAGACCCCGCTCACTCCACTTATTCCGCTATAACCGCTTGTTCCTGTGGCACCACTCACACCACTATAACCACTTAAACCATCTATACCTATTATGCCATTTGTACCACTATAGCCGCTTGTTCCTGCTGTTCCAGCAGCACCATTTGTACCACTATAGCCGCTTGTTCCTATTGTGCCATTTGTACCACTATAGCCACTTGTACCTGCAGCACCATTAACGCCACTATAACCACTTAAACCATTAACGCCTATTATGCCGTTTGTTCCACTGTAGCCACTATAGCCGCTTGTTCCTACTCCGCTTCCACCACCTATAGGTGTTCCGCCCGCGACACCATTGCCACTATAGAAACTATTGGTTATAGGATCCCACCAAACTCTGCCTTCTTGTCCTACGAAGTCAGCGGAACTTACACCATTAACTCTACTGGAAAATAACTTCTGTATAAAACTCATATTTTATATATCTAACAAATCGTCATCTTGAAGTTCACTCATTATAGGACTTAGTCCAGCATTTTTTCTGAGTTCTTGAACCATTTTATTGTATTCTTCTTGATCATCATTTTCTTCATCATACACACTTTTTACACCAGATGCCTTTTTTAATAGTTCTAGTTTTAGTTGCAGTGGAGGAAGAAACTTATCAGTAGGTGTTCCTTCAGGTTCGGCAGTATTGGTAGGAGATACAGCCGAGCATACATCGGCAGAGGGCTCGCTGTCCATTCTGTCTGCTACACCCCTAAGTATATCGCTTAATTTCATTTAAATCCCCTTAATGACAAATATTATATATTTATCATTTTATTTTATACTTAAGGGTGAAGGCAGTTAGTCTAACTCTCCATATATTTCTAATACATCTGCTACCAGCGGATCTCTCTCAATGTGTTCTCTACCAAACTTACATATGCACATAGAGCTTTTCTTATTTAACGCAAGTCTATCAATAAAATCCTTTAACCCGTTTTTATCAAAGCCGCGATCGTGCTGGTGAAGATCGCCCGTTAGTATCATGCTGCTTCCTGTACCTATTCTTGTTAGCAACATCTTCATTTGATCTGGTGTTGCATTTTGCATTTCGTCTGCAATAATATAAGCATCCTTAAATGTCCTACCTCTCATAAAACCTAAAGGAGCAATCTCTATTGTACCATCTTCCAACATTGCCTTAGTTTCTATTAATCCATAATACTCTTCAAACACATCAAAGATAGGTCTTGTCCACGGTTCCATTTTTTCGTTTAGTGTGCCTGGCAGGAATCCGTGTTTTTCGTCTACACTAACAGCAGGGCGTGTAAGAATAATCCTGCTTATTTCGTGTGATCTTAACGCCTGTATTGCCCGTATAACCGCCAACATAGTTTTTCCTGTTCCTGCAGGCCCAACAGCAAAAACCATTCTTTTTTCTAACAACGATTCTACATATGCTTCCTGCGCTGTATTGCGTGGAAGTAGTTCAGCTTTCTTATAATTTCTATTACCTAGTTTAACAACATTTGATACATGTTCTGTTGCTGGTTTAAAGGTTGTGTGGGACGGATGAGATACTTTTGCCATTTTACGATTTTTGCTCAAAGTGAGTACTCCAAATAGTTAATAATTTTAGAACGAACGGATAGTATCGATATAAGAATAATATCGATAGTGTGAAATGCATCTATAATTTGTATTGATGTCATGTAATAGTATTTATGCAAATTCCTAAATAAAAAATAAAAACAACAATAATACGCAACTGAATAAAATATGATAAATACTAAAAACGAGGACAGAAATGGCTACAGATCTTGATACAATAAAATCCACTTTGGTAGGAATATCCAAGGGTGAAGGCATACTTGATATGCTTATTGAGTTTGAACGGACGTTAGATAATGCAGAGTTATTTGCATATAAAAACTGGATACTAGGCGAAATAGTTGAAGGTCCTATCATTAGCAGGTATTGGTTTAAGGTGACGTTTATGTATCCTTATTCTATGATGCCTGACCCAAAGGCAGGACTAAGATTAACAAAGTTAGGTGCTCTTGTTAACTTTAGAAAAGGCACATTCAGCAAACCTGTTAAGGTGCGTGGTCCTGAAGATTGGTCAGATATACAATCTAAAAAAGCAAAGATGGCAGACCACGATGTGTGGCTTGTTACTATAGACATGCCTATACGGTATATAAAGGGCGGCCTTGAAAATATAGACGACATTATTCAGCAAGATATAGAAGATACAAATGAAGAGTTAGCAGGTGCATATGATGAAGTTCCTGCAGAAGATCCAAATGCAGCAGTGGATGACGGTACAGGCGATATGGGCGGTCAACCGCCCGATATGGCCGCCCAACCAGGCGATGAACAACAGCAGGGCGGTGTATGAGCTTAAAAAACGAAGATTTGGTAAAAATGATATTACCCGTGGTGTCTATAGATGAGTTTGAACCAAAGGCAGGTAAAGAAGAAGATGTTATTGTTGTGGCATTCTATTTGTTAGATAAAGATCCTGCTGAAGATTTAAACACCTTTATTCAACGAAGCTACATTAACATACTCGACGCCGAAGTAAGTCCTAACACAGACAAGGACGGTAACTATCTTGTATTTGTGGAACTAAAAAGAGATAAAACATTTCCTGATAAGTTTGTAGCACTTGTAAAAGACATAGAAAATGTTTCGGGAAAGTTGAAGTGGAAGGTAAGGACATATCTATCTGACTCACGTGAGTTTGATTTATCTGATCCTATGCTATTTGATTTTGTGGCATCTAACCCGGCTGATTATACAACAAAGGACGAATTTATGAAGACCTCTAAGAAAGAAGAAATCTCTGAATTTTTACAGGATTCACATTTACTTTACTTGACTTTTGACAACAACAATGTTATACTAGGCACAGGTAGTAGACAAATGGTTGCCGAGGTAGTTGATGTCGGTGAATACGATGCAGTTATAAATAGAAACTTCTTGGCTGAATCGGCGTTTAGGTTATTTGATAAACCTATCGAAGCAACTATTCTTAATGGAATGTTAGGGAACTATGATGTGCTACCTATAGATAGTTTTCTATGTGTAAGTAGGCAATCCGACGGAACAATAATGTTACTTCGAGATACAGAAATTAAATATAAAGGATAATAAATTGGCTAAAGATGATACTATTGTTGTTAAAGGACGTGTTACTGATGCGAGCCCTGGCGCAAGATTTAAAGTGAAGCTAGACAGCGGGCATACAATGAATGCTGTAGTTAGCGGTAAGATTAGAAAGAACAATATTCATATCATCCTAGACGATTTGGTTGAAGTCGAGATGAGCGTGTACGACTTAAATCTCGGTAGAATTATTTACAGATTTTAATGAATATACTGTTAGATATACTCTATCTAATCTTTATATTCCCCTTCGTAGTAATATTTTCGTGGATAGAGCACTTTTGGTGTAAACTCTTTTACGGAAAAAAGTAATATAATGAAACAAGACTATTATGCAGTCCTCGGCGTAGAGAAGACTGCCACAGCCGATGATATAAAAAAAGCATATCGGAAATCAGCCATGCAACATCACCCTGATAGACATACAGGTGATGCCAAAGTAGCAGCAGAGGCAAAGTTCAAAGAACTCAATGAAGCCAATGATTGTCTTAGCGATCCAGCAAAGAGAGCACGCTACGATCAGTTCGGCCACCAAGACCCATCGCAACAACCGCAATGGTCACAAGGCGTGAATCCTGCCGGGGATATCAACGACATATTCGCTAGTATATTTTCTAGGGGAAATTCACCATTCGGTGAGATATTCGGGCATCAATATCAACCAAGACAACAGCCGCGGCATTTAATAACAATATCTTTAGAAGATGCGTATGTTGGCAAACAGATTAAACTACCGTCAGACCAAACTATTAATCTACCTGCAGGTATTCGATCAGGTACGAAGTTTGTTATTGATTCGGCATTGTATATTATCGAGGTTCAACCTCACACTAAGTTTAAGAGATCAAACGACGATTTACTAGTAGATGTAGAGATAAGTTCTATCGAGGCCATACTGAGCGTGAATGCTATGATTACACACTTAGATCGTGCTATACTACAGTTTACTATACCGGCGGGTATTCAGAATGGACAGATTGTTAGACTCGCTGGAAAAGGTATGAAGAATCCCGAGACAGATAGGTTAGGTGATTTGCTAATACGGATTACAATCACAACACCGCGGGATCTTAAAGAAGAACAGCTGGCATTATTAAAGACATTGCCGCATAGAGATATATTTAACATTTAAGGATATCATGAGTAAAGTAGATAAGATGTTTTCGCGTGCAGTCGGTATTGCTAACGATAACAACCACGAATATATAACAGTGGAACACATTCTGTTATCATTGTTACACGAAAAAGATGTAAACGAACTGATCGTAGCAGTTGGTTCCCAGCCCGCAAAAATCAAAACAGATGTCATTACATTCTTAGGTGACCCTGCACTTAAGAAGCCAGACACACTGAAAGATGTTCCTGCAAAAAGAACAAGTGTTGTTCAGCGCACAATGCAAAGGGCATTAACTCAGTTAATGTTTAGCGGCAGAACAGAACTAACAAGTGAAGCAGTTTTACTCAGCATTCTGAGTGAAGAAACAAGTCACTCTCATTACTTTCTTGCAAAGCACGGCGTAACAAGAGAAAAGATCATTGCACATCTAAGAAAGACAGGCGACAAGCCAGCAGCAAACGAAAGCCCGCTATCACTATACGCACTGAACTTAAATAAAGAAGCTACAGACGGAACAATCGATCCCGTGATTGGCAGGGCAAAAGAAGTAGCAGATACGATTGAGATTTTAGCAAGACGCAAGAAAAACAATGTTGTGTATGTGGGTGAACCAGGTGTAGGTAAGACAGCACTTGCAGAAGGATTGGCATTAAAGATTGTCAATAAAGAAGTGCCAAAAGCATTGCACGATAAAGTGGTGTACAGTTTAGACATTGGCGCACTTTTGGCAGGGACTAAGTTTAGAGGTGATTTCGAAGAGCGACTTAAAGGTGTGCTCGAAGAAGTTAAAAAGCTAGGCAACTGTATTATGTTTATCGACGAGATTCACATGATATTGGGCGCTGGTGCAGGTAGTGGCGGCACAATGGATGCCGGCAACTTACTAAAGCCTATGCTTGCCAAGGGGCAGTTAATGTGCGTTGGTGCAACCACGTACGACGAGTTTCATGAACACTTTGAAAAGGACAAGGCTCTGCTGCGTAGATTCCAGAAGTATGACATTAATCAACCCACCGCTGCAGAAACTAAACTTATCCTGAGCGGATTACAGAAACACTATGAGAAGTTTCACAAGATTTCGTATGACGTAGGCACCACCGATCTTTGTGTAGATTTAGCAGATAGGTATCTGAAAACTAAGTTCTTCCCAGATAAGGCAATCGATATTATGGATGCTGCTGGTGCAGTTGCTAAGTTAGAAGAATCTCCTACCGTAACATTACAGCATATTCTTAAGCAAGCAGCAAAGATTGCTCACATGCCCGAAGATATGATTGACATAAAGGCAAATGACGAACTTGCTAACTTAGAACCAAAACTTAAGAACAAGGTGTATGGTCAGGATGCGGCAATCGAAGCATTAACTGAAGCAATCTACATGGCAAAAGCAGGTTTACGAAACCCTGTCAAGCCGATTGGTAGTTTCTTATTTACGGGACCAACAGGTAGCGGTAAAACTTTTGCAGCACAGAAGTTGGCAGAACTGCTCGGTGTTAAGCTAGTGCGGTTTGACATGTCGGAATACATGGAAAAACACACTATTTCCAAACTAATAGGTGCGCCTCCCGGTTATGTAGGCCACGGCGAAGGTAAGATGGGAGAAGGGCAACTTATTGCAGAAATTGATGCTCATCCTAACTGCGTATTGTTGTTAGATGAAATAGAAAAAGCATCACCCGATATATTCTCTGTATTATTGCAGGTTATGGATGCGGGCAGGCTAACGTCAAGCAAAGGTAAAACGGTAGACTTTTCAAATGTTATATTGATTATGTCAGCCAACGCAGGTGCAGCAGATGCAGAAAGAAAGCGCATAGGCTTTGGTAACCAAGACAACAGTGGTGCGGTGGATGTAGAGTTAAAGAGACTGTTCACACCCGAGTTTAGAAATAGGTTAGATGCCACTATTAAGTTTAACAAGTTAGGCCTTCCTGAAATGCGGCTTATTGTTAACTCAGAGATAGAAAAGACAGAGCTGATGTTGGAACCTAGAAACATCACTATTAACGTAACATCTGAGGCGCGTGATTGGTTAGCAACAAACGGACTAGATCCACTAATGGGTGCAAGACCGTTTGAGAGGCTTGCTGAAACAAAACTCAAGAAACCGCTATCGAAAGAAATCTTGTTCGGTAAACTAAAAGACGGCGGCCATGTTGTTGTGTCCGTTGTAGACGATGATATATCTGTTATCGTATCTGAACGCATACAAGAAAACATAGATATGCTAAACTAATAAAGGGGCTTATGCCCCTTTATTTTTGGCTCGTATTTAGGTATTCCATACCATATTAAATCTGATTATTATTTGATAAATACTTAAAATACAGAAGGATTAACATGGCAATTCGAAAAAGTGTAAATATGATGCCGAACACGGGCACTAAATGGAATGTTGTAGGCGATCCTATACGCGGAAATGCATACTATGGATATACAGATGGATTGGCAACAGTTCAGCTGATTTATCAAAATCTTGTTGGCGGTGTAGGAATACAGGGAACACTGGCGTTAGTCCCTCAACCAGAAGATTGGTTTTGGATAAGTTTAAATCCTACCGGCGCAACAAATACTCAGTTTCTAACATTCCCCGTAAACGCACTTGACCCCACTGGTTCAAACGGTGGCGACACAGGATCTACAGCAGTAACGTTTATTGGAAACTTTGTATATCTACGTGCGGTACTTACACGTGATTATATACAGGCAATCGATACAACCACCCAATGGCAAAACTGGCAATGGGGCCAAGTTGATTCAGTTCTATTGAGTTTATAAGGATTACATAAATGTCAATAGTAGGCAATAATACCATATTAACACAGTATGCACCTACCTTTCTTATTAAGAACTTAAAGGATGGTCAGTCTCTTGTTTATGATGTAATCAGAAAAGCATTTATTAATACAGAAATAGTGGGCGGCGGTGGTGGCACGGGTGTTACCAGACTTGATCAACTACTTGATGTAAATATAAGCCCAATCAATCTTACCAGTGCAAATCACGGACAAGCACTGGTATACAACTCGTTCTCTAGTCTGTGGGAAAACACATACACAGACTATAATACTCTACTGCACAAGCCGTCAAGCAGTAGTTTTAGTTTTGCCGGTTTAAGTGATACAGCGAAGCCATCGCTCCCGAGCGGTTATGTTCTATGGAATTCAACTGGCACACAGTTGGTCTATTCTCCCTCTATACCAGTCTCTAGCATTACGGGCCTAGCCTCGGTTGCAACAACAGGTGATTACGGTGATTTAATAAATGTGCCATTGATTTACGGAACAGGCACGGTAACGAGTGTTGATGGAAGCGGTGGGACAACAGGACTATCACTAACAGGTGGACCCTTTAATCAAACCGGCACATTAACTCTGGGTGGAATACTTAGTGTGTCACACGGTGGAACAGGTTCTGGTGATTCAGTACAAGCGTTAACGAACTTATTACCTTCGCAAACAAATAATCATTACAAGGTATTAACGTCTAACGGCTTTGTTGCATCATGGGAACTTGTTTTACCTTCTCAAATAGGCAATGCAGGGAAAGTATTAACATCAAACGGTAGTGACACCCTCGGCAACGTAGCATGGATGACACCAACTACAGGAATTTCGAGTCTTAATGTAAGTGGTGGAACAACCGGCCTTACTACATCGGGCGGACCTATAACAACTTCAGGCACTATTACATTAGCCGGAGTATTAGGTGTTTCGAATGGTGGTACTGGTATAGGTTCTAATCCGGCACCGGGGCAAATAGATATCGGCAATGGGACAGGATTTACAAGATCTACACTTACTGCTGGAACAGGGATGACTATAACAAATAGTGCAGGAGGTATCACATTAACTTCTACAAGCATTAACTTTGCTATGAGATTTAACTGGAGTGGGGTATGGGTACCGGTTGGTACACCACCTGTGGGATGGTCTGTTAACACAAGCGCAACAACTATAACATTTACAATAAACGGAAAGTTGGTATTGTTTTCTAGTTATTCATTCCAGGGATGGGATAATACTGATACGACAGGCACTTATGTATATAAGGTTCCACCGGGAACATCTACATTTAGAAATACATACAATGGAACAAATAGTAGCATAACAGCAACTGGTGTAACACAGACTGCAACTGGAGCAACAAACTCCGCTAGTCCTCATTTCTATTTTCTGGGATCTTTTATAGAAGTATAAATGTCATTTTCAAATAAACTACCAAACATATTTATACAGGCCGCCCTGTCTAATATAGTCGGGGTAAGTACCTGGCCGTACAATGACGGCAGTTATTGGTACAACAATGGTGCATTCTATACATGGCAGGCTGATCTTGTTATACTTGCACAAGATCACTCATCTCAATACACAACTACACCATACTCGTATGACGGATTAGATTTAAGACCCGGACTATGGTTAGCTGGCGGAGTCCCAACAAGAGCAGTTCAAATAAAATCTATTGTATCTCAGACAAGATACGCTGCTACCCTGATACTGGAAGACGTAGAACGGTTTAACACGTTTTATGATATAGACGGATACGGGCAAGGCATAATGGGTGAAGGGGACTGTTATATATTTGCCTTGGGCGACGATGGATTACCTATTATATTACCTGTCAGCACTAGCGCATTTGTAGATGGAAACTTTAGCATTGACTTAATATCTCGATTTAGAATCAATAATCCAACCTTTAGGTATAGATTAAATAAAGTAGCTCACGGATTTATAGTGGGCGACGAAATATGTATAGATCCTGGCACAGGGCAGTATCAACTAACATATTTCGGTAGACAACCTATTGGTAGAGTATGCGATGTATCTGATTCACCTGACACATTTTTAATAACTCCTGCCAATCACATAATAGAAGGCATTGCTCCATCATTACCCGGAGTACCCGGCGATATCATTTATCATGATGATAGCAGCCCGGGACATCTTACATTATCCCAGTCGTCGCAAACAGCATACATAAAGTTAAACAACACCACTGGTATGCAACTTACTGGTAGTGTAAGCGGTGGCGGCGGATCTACTCCTGCTGTTGGTATATATCCGAACTTAGCATCAAGGCCATTAACTTCCACCGCCGGATCTATGGCGTATATCATAGATAATGGTAACGGCGAGTGGGCCATGTATATCTGGGTATCCGATACATGGGTAGAAACTACTAATAAGGATTCATCACAGGCAGATGCGTATAGCGCAGAACTAACAGTGCTGCATACCACTACATCTCCGGCACTAATAAGCACTCTTAGTACCGGAAGAAGAGTAACATTAATAACTATATCAGTCACTACTATTTTTGACGGTACTCCTATCATAAATATTGGCGACGATACAGTAAATGATAGATTAATGCCAGATGGATTAATAAACCTTGGAGTCCTGGGCACTTATGCTACCACATCTGATCATTTGTATAATACAGGCATAGACACAAACATAAATGCATACTTCACACCAGACGGAGCCACTCAAGGAGAGGCTATCATCACATTAACATATGTTTAAATAATTCCGATTTTTCGATAAATAGTGTATATAAAATTCTATACGACACTGTATATTAATAAGAGGATATTATGGCAAATACATACAACTATGGTTTATATGGGGTATCACCGGATCTACAACTAGGTAAGGCAGGTCCCAGATTAAAACATACCACCGGCACATTTAACTTAAAGGCAGTTGATGGTTCAACTGACGCAGCATTAACCGCAGCAGGTATTATATCATCCTCTGGTAATGTAGCTTTAACAACAGGTAATCTAGTTCTTACGGCAGCAGGCGCTAAAGCCACAATAGGCGGTACAGATGTATTACAGCTTTTCGCAGCCAATGTACCACAAATTTCAGGATCAGCAGCGGTATTACTGCCAACAGGCAATACAGCCGCACGCCCATCAGCAAGCACGGGTATGGTGCGCCTTAATAACGATGCTCCTGCAACAACTACCCTAGAATTTTATAATGGCACAACATGGATGACGGTGGCAACAGGTGGAGATGCCACCGCATTACAAAATGAAGTAAACGCTATAGAAACATCGCTCGGTTCTATGGTAAGCAACGTAGGTGTATGGAATAATACAGCACTAACAAATACCACAATATACGGAACAACTCCGGCAGACTTAACTGTAGCATTAAACAACTTGGCTACCTATGTTGACGGACATAATACGCTTGAAGAATTGCTTGCACCGGGTACGACAGGTAATGTTATATACTCGAATGGCACAAACTGGGTAACAGGTGCACCGGGTGCAACATCTGGTGTTCAGGGGTATGATGCTGGTTTAGCAGCGTTGGCAATAAAGACAACAACGGGTATATTAGTTCAGACAGGCAATGACACATATACTTCTGTGACTATTACTGCACCAGCAGCAGGTATTACAATATCAAATGGTGACGGTGTTGCAGGCGCTCCTACACTGGCACTTGCTAATGACTTAGCAGGGTTAGAAGGTTTATCAACAACAGGTTATGCTATTCGTACAGGTGACGGAACATGGCAGACAGGCTCCATTGCAGGAACAGCAGGTAATATTTCTGTCAGCAATGGATCGGGTGTAGCGGCAAGCACTACCATTGATTTAGCAACTGTTACAAATCCGGGCAATGGTGGGTCTTTTGTCAAGATAACAACAGATACATATGGTCGCGTAACAAATTCGGTAGCAGTAGCAACAGCAGACATAACAGGGTTAGTTGATGCAACATATGTAAATGTATCCGGCGACACAATGTCAACAAATGCATCGTTGACATTCGCAGGTACAGGAACTGTAAAAGGATTACCGACGCCTACAGCAGATACAGATGCAGCGAATAAGGCATATGTTGATTCCGTTGCGGCAGGATTAACATGGAAAAACGCAGTTGCAGCAGCTACCGATGTGGCATTAACAGCAACATATGCCAATGGAACAGCAGGTGTAGGGGCAACATTAACAAATGCAGGTGCCCAAACATTAACTTTCGTTATAGATGGTGTAACACTATCAGTCGGTAACAGAGTGTTGGTTAAGAATCAGGGTACCTTAGCACAGAATGGTATTTACACAGTAACAAGTATTGGTAGCACATCTACAAACTGGATATTAACTCGTGCAACAGACCAAGATCAAATATCAGAGTTTCAAAATGCATCGATATTTGTGTCAAATGGCACAGCGGCGCATGACACAGGATGGACAGAAACTCTGGCTGTTGTAACTGTTGGTACATCAGATGTTACATGGGTACAGTTTTCAGGCTCAAATGCATATACATGGGGTACAGGACTTATAATATCAGGAAACACAGTTAATGTTAACTTAGGTGCAGGTATAGCACAGTTGCCAACTGATGAAGTTGGCGTTGATTTATATAACACCACCACCGGCGCTATTATATTGACTACCAATGGTACATCACGAGATGTAGCAGGTGGTGGTTTCCCTACAACAGCAGCAGCATTACATTTATTATTAGATACTACTGCAACAGGCGGTTTAGATCAGGGTTCTGCAGGATTATTTGTTAAGGCGGGTGGCATCACTAATGCAATGATTGTAAATAATCATATACACATTAGTGGCGATAGTGGTACGGTACAGGTATTAAACTTAGGTGAAGAACTAACAATCACAGGTGACGCAGCACAAGGTGTTTCTACAATAACACAAACAGGTACAGGTACAGGTGGTGTAGATATTACCGTAGCTAATGCAACAACCACTACAAAGGGTGTTGCAAGTTTCAACTCGACATCGTTTACTGCAACAAGTGGTGCAATAACATTAAACACTGTTGGTGCTACATACGGCGGTACTGGTTATGCTACAACAGCGGTAGGAGACTTACTTGTTGGTGCAGCAGGCAATACATGGAATAAGTTAGCTACAGCAAATACATCTACATTGGTAACAAGTGCTACAGGCGTAGCAAGTTGGGTATCTGGCGCAGTTGCAAGCAGGGTATTAAGAACAAACGGTACGACAGTTAGTTTCAGCCAAGTTGATTTAACAACTGATGTAACAGGAACATTACCGGTAGGTAATGGCGGTACTGGCGCAGCAACTTTTGCAGCAACACAGTTACTATATGGTAACGGAACTTCCCCTATCGCATCTGCCAGCACACTAACTTATAACGGAACAAGTTTGGTAGTGGGCGGTATTACCGCAAACGGTTCTACACGCACAATAACAGGATCCACAAGTTTAGATGTTGCTGCAACAACAGGTGCAATAACACTTACAACCACCAACGGTAACATTGTAGTTTCTTTTGGCGCTGCAACCAGCAATGTGCTTACTGTAGCAGGTTTATCAGCGGCAGCATATTCTGCTAATGTTGTAACCACAGGCGATCTTGCAATCCCCAATAAGAAATATGTTGATGACCAGATTGCGTCTGTTATAGCGGCAGGCGATGTTATCAAGTCAATGACAGTAACAGTGCCATTGAATACAAACGGTGTAACAAATCTACCAGCAACATTCCCTGCAGGTAGCACAATATTAAGAACAAGGATAAATGTAACAATAGCTGACACAGCAGCAACAGTTGTGGTAGGTGTTACTGGCACAACAAACAAGTATATGAAAGATACTGAAAATAATCCACAGGTTATTGGTTTATATATTGCAGATACATACGTGGATGAAGGTTCAGCTATACAAGGATTTGCAACAGTAGCAAGCACAGCAGGAACAGCTGGTGCAACATGCACGGTATTTGTGGAGTATAAGATCTAAAATGAATAGAGTAGTAAAAATCCTAAATGACTCAATAAAGGATAATGCCACAGGCCAATATTCACATGCAAGGATTATTGCTATGGTGGTAGCAATAGCCGCAACAGTGTTTATGTGGAAACTTATTTTATTGGGTGGAATGAGCGTTGATTATTTTATCGCATATCTTGCATACGGTACAGGGTCTCAAACATTAAACAAGTTTTTAGATACGAGAGACACTACAAGAGCGCATCAAGCAAAGGTATATTTGGAAGAGGGCGGTGCGGATAAAGACGATAAGATTGAAAAGACTAAGGATTAAACCAATAAAATGTGCGGTTGCAACATTTTTTGATAAGTAATATACTGCATAAGTCTGTGCTCATAGTGAGGCAGAACATAGCATAGTGGCCAATAGTGGCACTCATATAAAGGAAATAAAATGTTTACATCAATCAAAACCCCTCAGGCTTTTCTCAAATCAATCAACGACATGTTCGATGCAATCCCAAAGACACCAAAGGATGCAAAAGATGTGTTTGAAAAGGTACAAACTATTGTTACCACGGAGTATGCAAATGCTCAAGAAATGACAAAAGTGTATCAAAAAGCAATGACAGGTGATGCTACACCAAAGGACATCGCAGCAGCAAATGAAAAGGCAAAAGAACTCGTGAAGGCAACATCGTTTGCTGCATTAGTTGCAATGCCGGGCATGTATTTTGTTTTGCCGGCTGTTATCGGTAAGGCAAAAGAACTCAATATGGATTTAGTACCTAAGTCTGTAGCTGAACAGTTTAGTATCTAAACAAAACTAAAAAGATAGGGGACTACGGTCCCTTTTCTTTTGGCTGTGGTGTCTAATATGATAAATACAATAAGAGGATTTTAAATATGAGCCATTATGCATGTATAGATAACAATAATATAGTTACACAGGTTATTGTTGCTGAACAAGATTTTATAGATTCTGGTGCCGTAGGCGATCCTGCCACATGGTTCCAAACAAGTTACAACACATTATGCGGAGAGCATAAGTTGGGTGGAACACCATTTAGGAAGAACTATGCAGGCATAGGATTTAAGTATGATGCTGATAGGGATGCATTTATTCCGCCAAAACCATATAATAGTTGGGTATTAAATGAAAATACATGTCAGTGGGCAGCACCTGTTGATTTGCCTGTAGATGGAAAAGTGTATAAGTGGGACGAGAATACGATTAGTTGGGTAGAAGTTATTCGCCCGTTATTAGGATAAAACATGACATTACCGGTATATCCAAACTCAATATCATTATCTGCTATAGGCACTGAATTTTCAGTACCTGGCACACCCGTTTCTTTGTCACAACTGTATCGTAATGGGACATACGTGAAGTCGTTTATAAAAGGATCACCACACGGTGCAAGCACTTTTGTACCAACAAGCGGAGCACTTAGTCTTGATAGCTTCCACGGAGCATCTAAATATTTTAGCCAGACATTTACATCTAGCCAAAGTTGGACTGTTCCTGCAGGGGTTACATCAGTTGAAGTTTTAACAGTAGGTGGCGGTGGATCAGGTGGCAGTATAGGTACACTAGAAGGTGGAGGTGGAGGTGGAGCAGGTGGTTATGTTCATACAACACTAAGCGTTACGCCCGGGGCCGTAATACCGATTGTCGTAGGCGCAGGCGGCGCAGCATCAGGGCTCAACGTTCAGGGGGCAGATGGTGTATCATCCTCGTTTAACAGTACCGCTATAGCATATGGCGGCGGGGGTGGCGGTGGCGATGTAGCAACAGTGGTATCTGGTGGCGGCCTCGGGGGTGGCGGGGGTGGCGGCAGTGGCGGTTGCCCAGCGCCATGGGAAATGATTCTTCTTGCCAATCAGTCATGGGTTAGAGCAGACATGCTTCAAGCAGGTCAATATGTGTGGACAAGACACGAAACAACAGGTGTATGGGGTTCGTTCGAGGTTGAGGCAGTTACACCAGATGTCAACGATCGTTGGGTGCTGACAATGGAAAACGGCAGGACACTAACGGCATCGTTCAATCATCCGATGTTCATGGTTGATGGTACACAGGTTCAACTGTCGCTTCTCAAACCAAGTGATATGCTAATAGGACCATCAGTTCCGAATGCGGTAGTTAGTGTTTCAAAATACAATCGTGGCGAAGTAATCAAGATCACCGTCAAGGACGCTCACACATACGTGAACAATGGTTTGTTAAGTCATAATCTTAAGAAAGAACCCGACACAGTGAACTAATTCGGAGTAAATAATGACAACAGGTACAGGAATAAGCGGAAAACCAGGCGGTAGTGGTGGCGGCAGAACACCTTATTTTAATGGCGGCACCGTCGGTGATGGCTACGTAGGCCAAGGTAACGATGGCGGTCTTGGTTTAGAAAATCAATACGGTGGCGGGGGCGGTGGCGCCGTATCTGCTGGTAGCGGCAAGAATGGTGGAGCAGGAATGTCTATTTTATCCACTGCGGTAGGATATATTTTTACAGGTTGCGGTGGCGGTGGTGGCGGTACCGGCGATAATGGATTTCACCTGGGTGGTACAGCAGGTACAGGCGGCGGAGATGGGGGCAATAGTGGTGCTGCTAATCCTGGCGCAGCAGGTTTAACTAATCAAGGTGGCGGTGGTGGCGGCAACGGTTACATTTGGGGCGGTGCATCAGCGCTGGGTGGAAACGGTGGTAGTGGTATTGTTGTGATAGTGTATTCATAATGAAAATCTTAGAACTATTATTACCGAAGGGGATGAACGATAAAAGTCTATCTAAAAAGAAGATAGCCAACCTAAACGCCTTACAACAACGCATGGACAAATATGTAGATATGATTGGCGACCCATCTACTCCGAAAGCGAAAAAAGGGCTTTTACAAAAAGAACTGCGTAAAGATTATACAGAGTTAAAAGCTACAATAGAAAGTATAAATGAAATAAAGGTTATGGAAGCCATTCATAAGCTACCTATATCAAACGAAGATTTTGACTTAGTGGAAGAGATTATGTCAAGACCTATTCCGGCGTGTGTTGCAGAAGTATTCTTGCAAGATATTATCAAGGATGATGCATTCTCGGATGAGTTGCGTATATTGGAAGACACGGAACCTAACCGTGATGTGCGCCCTATGGTAGCAGAATGGTTTAAGCGTGTTATGCCAGACCAAATGTATCGATTCACAGATAACACACAATCAAAGACTGAAAGAGAAGGTATATTATCTCCTATACACGGATATGACGATAAAGCGTATCACGGAACAAACGAACCACTGACAGGTAATGCTTACGGGAGGCTATAATGGCATATTCCGAAAAAGTGTTGGATCACTATAATAATCCTCGTAATGTTGGAAAGTTTGAAAAGGGAGATCCTACTGTAGGAACAGGAATGGTAGGGAGCCCGGCATGCGGAGATGTTTTGTGCCTACAAATAAAGGTAGAAGATGAAATCATTACTGATGCAAAGTTCAAGGCCTATGGGTGTGGTTCAGCGATTGCTTCATCCAGTTTAGTGACAGAATGGGTTAAAGGCAAGACTGTAGGTCAAGCAGCTACTATTAAAAATTCAGAAATAGCGGAAGAATTAGCCCTACCACCCGTAAAAATACATTGTAGCATATTGGCAGAGGATGCTGTTAAAGCAGCCATAGCAGATTATAGGAAAACACGTTAATGGAACCAATCGTATTCGCAGATTCGGCAATAAACAAAATACGTGACCTCATAATAGATGACGGCGACCCCGAACAGAAACTTAGGATATTTGTGCAAGGTGGTGGATGCCAGGGATTTTCTTATGGTTTTACTTTTGATAAAGAAGTAGCCGAGGATGATACAGAAATAGTAAAAGACGGAGTCACTATTATTGTGGATGCCATGAGCTATCAATATTTGGTAGGATCTACTGTAAGCTATAAAGAAGAACTAATGAGTTCTCAGTTTGTAATACAAAACCCAAACAGCAGCTCAACATGTGGTTGCGGACAGAGTTTCGCTGTATAATATTGACTTTCTAAAATATTACAGTTATACTTACTTTATTGCTAAGTATAGCACACAACAAATCAAGGAGAGTTATGTCATCGAAACTATCAGACGCAAATTTGTCACGATTGAAACAACTGGTAACAGACGGAGTGCAGGTATTACAGGAATGTGAAGACCTAAAAGTAGGTCTTAGCGAAACAGTTAAGGCTATAGCCGAAGAGTTGGAAGTGAAACCTGCTCAACTCAATAAAGTGATAAAGATTGCACATAAGGCAAATCTAAATAACGTAAGAGCAGATTTTGAAGAAGTCGAAGATCTATTAGGGCAGATTGGTAGGGGCATCTGATTTGTATATTGATTCATTTTTTAAGCGCGGTGGCGACTCCGAAACAATAAAGATAGTAGAAAGAGTTAACGGTAAGCGGATATATAAAGAATTTCAGCCGGATTATCATTTTTACTTAACAGATCCAAGAGGTCAGTTTAAATCCATATATGGCGATTCGGTAAAGAAAGTAACACCGAATACGTTTATAGAAAAACAGAAAATATTAAAAACACTATCAAGCAACTCTAAAAAATGGGAAAGTGATGTTGATCCTGTTTTTAGATGTTTAGAGCATAACTATGCGGCGGGTGAAGTACCGTCACTTAATGTAGCATTCTTTGATATTGAAACCAGCTTTGATAAAGAACTCGGCTGGTCGGAAGCATCAGAGGCAAACAACTACATAACAGCAATTTCTGTTCATCTGCAATGGATAGACGAAATTGTGTGCTTTGCTGTGCCACCTGAAACACTAACATGGGAAGAAGCGCAAGCAATAGCAGAAGAAGTGGGCAATGTCACTCTCTTTAAAGAAGAGGCAGACATGCTTAGGGCGTTTTTAGATATTATCGAAGACGCAGATGTGTTAAGCGGCTGGAACAGCGAAGCATATGATATTCCATACACGGTAAATCGCATTAAGAAAGTGCTTGGTAAGAATGAAGCGCGTAGATTGTGCCTATGGGAACAAATGCCAAAGGAACGCACATTTGACCGTGGCGGACAAGAAGCAAAAACATATGACCTGATTGGTAGAATATCAATCGACTATATGCAACTATACAAGAAGTATAACTACGAAGAACGACATAGTTACGCACTTAACGCTATTGCAGACGTAGAGCTGGGTGAGACAAAACTACAATATGAAGGCACATTAGACGAGTTGTATAATGACGACTTTAAAAAGTTTTTAGAATATAACATACAAGATACACGTCTATTAGATAGGCTCGATAAGAAACTACAGTTTATTGATTTAGCAAACTCTATCGCTCACCAAAGTTGTGTTTTAATACAAACTACAATGGGTGCGGTTGCTGTAACTGATCAAAATGTGTTGATGGAAGCACACCATAACAATATGGTATGCCCTGATAAGAAGCACAGTGCTAACGAGAAAGAAGTTAGAGCAGCGGGTGGTTGGGTAGCAACACCAAAGAGAGGACTTCATAAGTGGTTAGGATCAACCGACATGAAGTCTTTGTATCCATCGGTTATTAGAACACTCAACATGAGTCCCGAAACAATAGTCGGGCAGATCAGGCTTGATAGAACAAACGAAGCTATTGCTGCACATGAAAGCAAAGGAAACAAATATACCTTTGCATCGTGGTGGAACGATAGATTTAATGTGTTAGAGATGGAAGATTTCTATTCCGGCGATATTGGTAACAAACTAATATTGGATATGGAAAACGGTGATTCATTCGAAATCACTGGTGCAGAGTTAAGAGAGCTTATTTTCAGTAATCAAAATACTTGGTGTATAAGCGCCAACGGTACAATCTTTAGAACAGACATAAACGGGGTTATTCCATCACTGCTTACAAGATGGTATAACGAGCGTAAGGTATTACAAGGCATAATGACTAACTATCAGTCTTTAGAAGACAACCCTAAGATAGAAGGCGTTAAAGTACCTGTAAATCTGTTTGATTTAGGCGATATTAGTGACATAGAGATTAAGGCTAATCCCTACATAGAGACCGAGTCTTATAAACCGAAGAAATTGCAAGAACTAATATCGGAAGGACATAAGAAGCGTGTAATCCAGTATATGAATCAACACAGCTTAACAGTGAAGGATGGAAAGGCAATAAGCAGAGACCAACCATCATTGAAACGTGTAGTTGGTTTTTGGGATAAGAGGCAGCTTGTTAAAAAGATTAACTTGAACTCAGCATACGGCGCGTTATTAAACGCTGGCAGTAGATTCTTTGATCAACGTCTTGGACAATCTACCACTCTTACAGGTAGAACCATTACAAAGCATATGGCTGCTAAAACCAACGAGGTAATAACAGGTATATATGATCATTATGGAGATTCTATTGTTTATGGTGATACTGACTCTACTTATTTTTCAGCATATCCTATATTAAAGGATGAGATTAAGCAGGGCACAGTTGTATGGACAAAAGAAAGCGTAGTGGAGTTATATAATAATCTTGCTAAGATGGTATCTGCAACATTCCCGGAGTTCTTATTAGGATTGTTAAATGTACCTATTAAGAGATCAACGGGCGTTATAGCAAGCTCACGCGAAGTGGTAGCAGAAAGCGGATTATATATTGTTAAGAAACGATATGCTGTGTTGATGTATGAAAAGGATGGTATAAGACTTGACGTTGGAAATAAGCCCGGGAAAGTTAAGGCTATGGGGCTTGACTTAAAACGAGCAGATACGCCAAAGTATGTGCAGGAATTCTTATCAGAAATATTAATGGATACATTGACAGACAAGGGCGAAACATATGTGCTTGACAAAGTTAGGAAGTTCAAAGAAAAGTTCGAAGATATGAAACCCTGGCAACAAGGTACACCACGCGCAGTTAATAGACTAACGCATTACAAAGAAGTATTAGAGGATGCAGCACTTAAGAAACTAAAAGGTGTGAAATCCGGCAATCTTCATGTACCGGGTCATGTTACAGCGAGTCTTGCATGGAACAGATTAAAAGAAATAAACATGGACCAACATGCAATGAGGATTGTGGACGGTCAAAAGATTGTTGTGTGCAAACTGAAAGATACTGTAGATAATAGAATGACATCTATTGCCTATCCTGTAGATGAAAATCATTTGCCAGAATGGTTCACATCTCTACCATTTGATTCAGAAGGAATGGAAGAGGGTATTGTCGATAAAAAGGTAGAAAACTTGGTAGGATGCCTTAAATGGGATCTTACAAAGACACAAAAGCAACACGCGCATTTGACTACGTTATTTGACTTCACAGGCATCTGAAACGTTTGACATTTTGCAAAAAATGTCGTATACTATGTGATAGGTTAGCAATTTTAAAAATAAAGGAATAAGAATGTCAAGCATTGATCAGTTTAAAGATATCATTAAACATACCGGTTCTCTCGGATTTATCGAGACAGTGAAGGTAATAGGTACGGCATCTGATGCCAAGTTAGAAACAAAAGACGTAGATAACACTGTTATCATATACGGCAGCATGAATCAACCAATCGCAGGTATTGACAGCACTATTGGCCTATCGCGGCTTGCTATCCTAAAAGGATTCATTGGTATGCACGAAGGATCTTCTGTTAGCATTGCAACAGAAGTTCGTAACGGAGTAACGGTACCTGTTGAAGTTGTGTTTGATAATAAAGAAGGCTTTGTATCTAACTATAGATTTATGTCGGAAACGATGATTAACGAACAAGTTAAGGTTCCACCATTTAAGGGTGCAACATGGGATATTGTTATAACACCGTCGAAGAAATCTATCGCGTTACTTAGCGATAACTGTGGTGTTGTTGGTGGAGTTGAAAAACGGTTTATTGTTATTGTTGATAAGGGCACACTTAAATTCAGTATTGGCACAGGACCAACAGATAGAACAAGTGTTCCATTTGAGACAAATGTAACTGGTTCATTGAAACATCAATGGACATATCCACTGACGCAAGTTATTAGCATCCTGAAACTAACAGATAGTGCAGCTTCTGCTACAATGAGTTTTTCTGATATGGGCGCATTAAAAATCGACATCGATTCCGGTATTGGGAAATACAGTTTTATTCTCCCTGCTGGAAAATCCTAATAAGGTATTAAATGAATATAGTAAACTTTACAGAGCGACATAAAGAAGGTCGCTGGGCTAAATACCTACCTGCGATTTCCGGATTCTATACAACACATCTTGGAAAGGATTTGCTTGATCCAACTTTTATTCCTAAGGAACGTGTTCCTGAAAAGTTTGAATTTGGTATACAAGGACTTAACTTTTTCGACGCAGAAAAAAGTTACTATACATACGGGTATGGACTGTATAGCGCAGGTCACGCAGAACGTAAGTTAAATAAATGTGATGATAGAGAACCTATGATCCATAAGCGTGATAGAGAAAATACTATACTCATTGGCGACTCTGGTGGGTTTCAGATTGCTACAGGTGTTATCAAGTTAGACTGGACAACAGTTAAAGGACCGGGCGGTGATAAGTTAAGAGAAGAAATTCTTAGATTCTTAGAGCATACAGCCGATTGGTCTATGACATTGGATATTCCTGCGTTTGCAGCATTACCTCCATTAAGTGAGAAAACAGGGCTGACAAGTTTTGCAGATTGTTTAGATGTTACAGAACATAATCTTCACTATTTTATGAAGCATAGAGTGCCCGGCGCGACTAAGTTTCTTAATGTGTTGTCCGGAAGCGATAATAAAAACTCTAAAGAATGGTATGATTCTGTAAAGGTATTCAGCCAGCCTGATATAGTTGAAGCAATGGGATATACCAGAGATAGAACATTCGAAGGATGGGCATTTGCCGGTGTTAATATGCAAAACATGAAAACATCTTTAGAGAGATTGCTTAACCTACGCGACGATGGTCTATTAGAAGGCAAGGACTGGATACACTTTTTGGGTATTGGAAGATTAGACTGGGCGTGCTATTTAACATCTATAGAACGTGTGTTAAAGAAACATCACAATCCTAACATTAATATTAGCTTTGACGCTGCATCACCTTTTGTTGCAGCAGGCGGATATGCACTATCTTACAACTATAACTACTTTAATCCAGATCGGCTGACGTATGCTATGGGAAGCGGTATTGATGACAAAGGTTTAAAAGAACAGAAGTTAGCGATGCCATTCCAAGGCCCTATTATGGAACGTTTATACACAAGCGATGTGTGCGTTATGGGACCTAATGATGCTAATAAGCATAACAAGATAGGTAAGACAAGTTGGGATACAACAAGTTACGCACTTGTTATGGCACACAATGTATATAATCACATACAAGCTATACAAGAAATAAACAGGCTTGCAGATATAGACTACGCCACAAGAAAAGATGTAAACTTTGAAGACTGGTATAAGATGCGGGATAAGAAAGCAAATAAGAGTGACTTTGTTCCCAACTCTATTATCTACTTTAATGATTTTATTGAAAAGTTGTTTGATCCTGCTAATGAACATCCGTATGAAATGTTGGAGGATAACTTACAGTTTCTTAACTATGTTAGCTTTGGCAACAAGAAGACAAAGACAACATTTAGCACATTGTTTGGTGATGACGATCCTAACTCTACAACTGAATTTCCGACAGTGGAGGAAATGGCAGGGGAAGATAATGATACATTAGCTCAGGAAGATAATACCGACGATGCAACATGATCTTCAGCATAGATTATCTACATTGTCAAAACTTGTAGCTATTCAGCGAGATTCAAACGAAAAGGGATATATGCATGGCCTGTTAAATGGACTAATATTGGCAAACTCTATTATGGTCGGTGGTAGTCCCGAGTTCGCAGATTCCCCGGGTAAAAAGGGTAATACAAGAATACGGCATAAGAAAGGAAAAAGATGAGTTTCTATACATCTCCCACAAAACCATCTCACATGTTTCTCGATGCACTATCGGGCGGCGGGTCACATTACATGACATGCGGCTTCTGTGGTAGGGAGCATTATTGTCCTGACGCAGAGATTATCGATCACGATGCGGAAGAATATGATTGCTATATTGAGGATGCACTGGAAAAACAGAAAAAATATCCAGATGGTGTAGTTATACATTATGCTGTAGATTGTGTAATGGCTAAAGATGTTGGAGATGTTGCTATTGTTATAGACTGTCCTTGCAACGGGTTAGCATTCTATGAAGAGAAAATATGGAGCTCAAGGCACCAGATTAAAGAGTATATAAATGCAAGAATCAAACAAGAAGCAGTATGGGCAGAAGAACAGAAAGTGGTAGATATATTAAAGGGTATAAAATGACTAAAAAGAAACTATACATGGTAGACACTATTTCTACCTTTCGTCGACGTTATGTTATTGAAGCCGATGCGCTTGAACATGCATATGATGAAGTGACAATGATTGATTCAGGTAACGATGCAGATGCATTCGAGGAAGTATCGCAAAAATTCTTAGGAGAAACTATCATTGATGGTAGAAAGATCTCAAAGAAAAAATTCGCGAAGATGCTTAAGGATTTTGAACATGATGCCGACGAATCTTGCTCTCACTGGATGGGCGATAAACTGATCCGTGTTGTTGATTATGACAGATGATCAGCTAAAAGATAAGGTCATAGATATACTAAAATATACAAAAGTAGAACGCATGGAACGAGACATGGCACTACAGATGGCTCGGTATATAAGGGAAGTAATCGACTCCGAAATATTAAAAGAGTTAAACAGGCAATATGACGATGAACGCTGGCACAAAGAAAATGACTGAACATTTTGATATATTAGGTGTGCAAGTTCGTGTAGGTATGTATGTGGTAGCAGCACGTCACAACACCATCAAAATATGCAAGGTAATAAAACTTAATAATAAAATGATACATGTTGTTCCTGTACCTGCGATTAAATATATAGATGAATATCGTGTATATTCTAAAGAAACTGCTATAATAAACAGTGAAGACGCATTAGTGTATGTCATAAAACACCTTTAAGAAAGAAACTATGAGAAAACTATTTTATATGGGATTGGAGCAATATGAGGCTCGTTATTCTTTACAACTCGGCGACTGGAACGAACGAGTGTTTAAGCGCAGAGGCGTTGATTATCAGATTGTGTTAGGTTCCGAACTTACCACAGATAAAAAGATTGTTACAGGCAGTGTATTAGATGCACATGGTAGGACATACTATAGTATGACACAGATGGCAAATCTAATAGAACTAATGAAAGAAGGTAGGGTAACAAGTCAAGATGTTGTATTCTTCGAAGATATGTTTACACCCGGAATGGAATCGTTACCTTACATCATGGATCAAGTTCCGCGTAAGTTCAAACCAAAGGTATATGTTAGGTGTCTTGCACAGAGTATAGACCCCGACGACTTTGTAAATCGCGAAGGAATGTTTAGATGGATGCGACCTTTCGAACAAATGGTTGATTCTTTTGTCGACGGCATTCTTGTAGCAAGCGAAGAAATGGTATCGCATTTACGGATTGCAGGATTTAAGGCACCTATTTATGTAACTGGATTACCGTTCGGTAAAGAAGAAGTTATAAGTCGCGTACCATATCTCAAACCTATCACATCACGCGAACAGCGTGTTGGTTTTGCAGCAAGATGGGACGATGAGAAGCAACCAGAATTTTATATGCAGCTTGCTCAAAAGTTTAACAAGATTAGACCTGATGTGGAGTTTGCCGTGTTTAGTGGGCATCCTAAACTAAAGAGCAATAACAAAAATAACACAGATTTTGCAAAGTATTTAGAAAATAGTGGTTCTGCAAACTTTAAGGTTTATACAGGATTAAAGAAGAATGACTACTATGCATTACTTGCAGACAGTACCGTTTTATTTAACTGTGCATTGCAAGATTGGGTAAGTAACACAGTGAGTGAAGCTGATGCATTGGGCACGCTAACATTATATCCAGCATATAGAAGTTTTCCAGAGGTATTTGCTAATAATGCAGATAATATGTATATACCGTGGAGCATAGATGATGCGGTAGAAAGATTAGAAAAAATGTTTGTTAATCCATCGAGATATAAAACAGGTGCAGTTAGTGATTGGCAAAATGGCACAATCGACCGTACGCTTGATGTGTTTGAAGGCGTTGGAGAAGAATGGGCAAGAAACACAAACGACTATAGAAAATATGTATCAAAGGAAAAATATTGAAATGAAGACACCGGATCCAAAGCTACACCAACGCATTAGTTTGGTGAAAAGTGCTATTCGCATTATAGCAGGCTGTAATCTTGCAGTAGGTAACTTATTTTTTGCCGGAACAATGTTTGTTGTTGCAGAAATATTAGGCGTAGTAGAAGAATTAGTATAAGGCATAAAATGAACATAGAAGACAACTTAATAGTAATAAGAAATAAAATAAAAGTGGGAGATTTTGTTGGTGCAGATACATTGTGTGACGCATTATTAGATAAGCATCCGCAGAATAAAGAACTAATGGAGGTTCAGCGTGGCATTCATAATGAACTTACTATTAATAAGTTTCCTGGCCCTACATATTTAGAATGGTTAAAGTGGTTTCACACAACACTACAACCTAAGAACTATTTAGAAATCGGTGTTGAATCGGGGCAATCATTACAGTTTGCAAACGTAGATACACATTCGGTTGGTATCGATCCTGCTCCAAAGATAGTGCATGGGTTCGATGCATGGGCAAAGATTTTTAAAACAACAAGCGATGATTTCTTTTCTAATCATAATGTAAAAGATTGTGAAGGGGTAAATGAGTTCGGGACAGGGTGTATTAACTTTTCGTTTATTGACGGGTTACACTATTATGATCAAGTTCTACGAGATTTCATTAACGTAGAAAAATCATCTGGCAAGAATACAGTTATTGCTATGCATGATGTATTTCCTGCTATTCCTGCTACAGCAACAAGAGCGTGGAATACAGTATATTGGGCAGGCGACACATGGAAGATTATGCCTATCTTGGCAAAATACAGGCCAGACTTGAAACTCTATACCATACCTACATTTCCAACAGGATTGGGTGTTGTATTTAATCTTGATCCAACATCTACTGTGCTATCTGATAACATAGATATGATTATTAAAGAATTTGCAGATGATACATATGATATATCTAAACCGGTAAATCTTATCAACAACACATTTACAACAATGCACAATCTATTAAAGGCAGAATAAGCTATGCAAGAAGTCAGGGAAGAGTTCATGGGCAAAAAAAGAACAACATACATGATTGGTATGGAGGTGGAAAAGACGCCGGCATTTGGGATGAAAACCTTATTTGTGCAAGAGTTTCAACCGTTTATCGAAATACATATTCGTGCCACAGATAACAGCATAAATCATATATACCTATGTGCAAATAGAAGTTTTCATCCAGCACATGACTGGAACACATTAGTGGCAGGATTGTTGTATGCAGGGTATATTGTTACATTTGACTACCCCGTGACATATCATAACAGCGTATTGAATATATTACATACAGATGTATGGAACAATACAAGATTTATTCCTATGATAACAGTTGACATAACTAATATAGCAGATATAGGAAATAACGTAATAGTAAAAATAGACGACCCGGCGGGCTTAAATCCCGGTGTGTGGTGTCTAACTAAATCAGATATAACCGATCCCGAAAAATATACAGACTGGGACGAATATGCAGATGACGAGAATATAAAATAAAGGATACATAATGAAAATAACTAATAGCGCACAATTCTTTGTTGGTGGTGAAGTTGCAAACACACCAGCATTTTCTAAAAGAACATTATTTGTTGTAGGACAACAAGATACAGCAACAATAGAAAAATATGCAAGAGAACATAGAACCACTCATATTTTTCTCGGTGCTAATAACTCGTTTGATGCTGATCCAGCAAATAAGACATGGGATAAGACTATAACTGCATTATTAGATAAAGGATTCTGGGTAACACTAAACTATCCTGCACATCAGCACGAAACTGTGTTAAGAATGTTAAATAATGGTGTGTGGCAGTGTCGTACGTTTGTACCACTGCTAAGTATAAGTATTCCTAAACTCGAAACATCTAATGCCAATCTTACTGTTAGCGTGGAAGATAGCGTAGATGTAAAAGGACTATGGTGCTTGCACTTTACTGATGTGACCGACAGCAATAAATATACCGCTTTGCAGGATTATAGTGTAGTTGTGTCGATTGACGGTGACAAGCCAACACCAATGGAACCTATGTTTGATACAGTTAAACAACAAACCGAACCCGTACTTGTTGATGAGCCAGTTAAAGAACAGCTAAATAATAGTGAGTTAGGGCTCGATGTATCACCAACATCGTCCTTAAAAGAAGAAGTAAAAGAAACGGTGACACCACAAGTGGCAGCAGAAGCATACGCCGACGGTGCAACAACCGATCCATTAAGCAAAAATGCAAAAGTAAAAGGTAAGAAGTAATGTTAGATAGAAGTATATTCGTACAATTTCAGAAGGAAGGAATTCACAGATATCCTGCTGCTCCGGAGGGTGTTGAATTCTTGCAACATCCACATAGGCACATGTTTCATTTTGTTGTAACACTTGGTGTGACACATAATGATAGGGATGTGGAGTTCATATTGTTTAAAAGAGAACTCGAAGGATTGTTCTCTGCAGGCACAATGGATATCGATTACAAGAGCTGTGAAATGCTCGGGGAAGAGCTAATAGAATATATTTCTGGTAAATACCCTAATAGAAAAATTCAAGTCGAGGTTAGCGAAGATAACGAAAACGGTGCTGTTATTTCTTACGCACCATAATAGGAGTGCATAATGGCAATAACGAATCTACCATATACCCCACCATTAATCGCAGCAGCATCCACACCCTATTATACCACTGGCCAGCAATACACCATTGGCACTATTGGTTCTGCAATGGGCATAGGAGCTGGCACAACCAGCATAAGTAATTCATCATGGCCCTCGGCCCAACGTCCTAACATATTCACTGATCCAGTAGGTAAAGAAATAGTAAGGATATTGGAAGACGGCACAGTTAAATGGGCCGATGGTATAAAAATCGATGAGGCCGCAAAAGCGTTAAGTGAATCGTTTGTATTAGGTTACGAACTTTCTGCAAAAATAACATACAGTATTAAACAACGAATGAGAGACAGTGTGTTTGAAGAGATGATTTCGATGGCAGAAGAAAAGGGTTCCATAACTGCAGAAGACTTGACATTCCTATGGAGAGCTGCTAAAATAATAGACAAGCTAAAAGGAAAAGAATGATAGATCATATACAAGTGCCTGCAGAAGGAATTTTATTGCACAGAGATTACGGAGACATAAAGACATATAAAGTAGTCTGCTCTTGCGGTAGCGATGATTGCAGTCACGATGTGTGGGTGGAAGCAGACGGTACAGGTGTAACAGTAACAACATACACCACACAAAAAACACCACCGACTTTTTCGGGATTTATTAATAGATTACGATTAACCAAAGATATATTGTTAAACGGGTTCGTTAAATACGAAGCCGATATTGTTATGACGAGACAACAGGCTATTAACTATGCAAGCACATTAATAAATGCTGTAGCAGACGTAGAACATTTCAGAAAGGTACATAATGTCGAAGATTAAAATAGCAGAACTATTCTACTCAATACAGGGAGAAGGCCGGTTTATGGGGGTACCAAGTATCTTCTTAAGAACATTCGGCTGCAATTTTTCTTGCAAGGGATTCGGAATGCCTGCAGGAGAAAAATCAACTGAAGCATTATCAGTCGATCCAAATAAATATCGTATCTATAATGAACTACCGTTAGTTTCTACAGGTTGTGATAGTTATGCATCTTGGGATCCACGATTTAAAGACCTTAGCCCAATGATGGAAGTATCTGGCATAGCTAAACGGATGATGGAACTATTACCATTTAACGAGTGGAACAATGAACATCTTGTAATCACAGGCGGGGAGCCGTTATTGGGGTGGCAGAAAGCATATCCCGATTTATTACGACAGCCAGAGATGATAGGGCTTAAAGAACTAACATTTGAAACAAACGGCACACAAGAGTTACACACAAGTTTTGTTTATTTTTTAAAAGACTGGGTAAATGTAAGACGAAACCAGTCAGCATTAACATTTTCGGTTAGTCCAAAACTTAGTTGTTCAGGTGAAGATCGAGCTGTAGCAATCCGCCCCGATATTATACGTCAATATCAAGAGATAGGATATACCTATCTGAAGTTTGTAATAGCCACCGAGGATGACTGTCAGGAAGCACTAAAAACAATAGACATGTATACCAGTGCAGGATTTAAAGGACCTGTATATTTAATGCCAGTGGGCGGAGTAGAAAGCGTATATACATTAAATAATAAAAATGTGGCACTAATGGCAATGAGATATGGATTAAGGTATAGCGATAGGCTTCAGGTTCCACTTTTTCGCAACGCATGGGCGACATAAATCACGAGGTCAGATTTATATCTCAGATTTGGATTTTTAAAATTCAGTTTCAGATTTTAATCTGAAACTCAGAAAGTTACACAAACTTTAAGTATAGGAATAAAACGCATAATGTCAAAAAAAATAATACCCTTCTCTTTATACCCCTATAGTTGGGGGTTGACTGGAAAGGCACGTGAGCGTGCAAAAGCAGAATACGAACTCACCGGATTAGTATTAGAAAAGAAACTATTAGAGTTATCTAAAGACGAAATGGATGAAGATACTTATTATAGAAAACACCTTGATTTAGAGTTAAAGAGAGGTGTGATAGATAAGTCAGGCTATGACCACGCATTAGTGGCAATGATTAAAGACAAATCGGAAAGAGAACAAGCACTAATAGACCTTCAAAAGCAAGAAGGTTCTATTACAGAACTCGAGTATGCTAAGTCTTCCGCTACGCTAAAAGGTGAACCATGGGTCACTGTATTGAGTATGGACTTTGGTGGTAAGAAATCACTTGAAGGTAGTTTCGAGTTAGATTGGAACGAGTTGTTTGTAGAATCTCTGAAGAAAGAGGGGTACGAAGGACTCACTGCGGACAGCATCGTCAACCAATGGTTCATGGAAGTCTGTAGAAACGTAGCCTTAGAGGAGTTCGATGGAACAGGAAACTTTTCTGCAGATTCGGAAGCCAATCTAGAAACTGTTAAGCGATGGAATTCGGAATCCATTGGAAATAACAGAAAAGGCCATTCATAATCGAAATCCGCGCAGGAATCCATATGGAATCCTGTAACCTCAAATGTTACACAAAACAGATACAACCTCCGTTGACAGTTTAGCCAGTGTGTAGTATAATATATAAACCGTATAATGTCAAGTAGTCACATGAATATCAATAAAAAGAAAATCTTTCTGCATATCGACGGCGCCAATCTTTTTCATAGGCAGATTAGAATGACTAATCCTGCACTCGGAATAGATAGTGCTATAGGAATGGCGTTACATCTTATACTGTATAGTATGAAAAAAGAATGGACCACATTCAAAGCCGATCATGCTGTATTTTATTTAGAAGGCCATTCGTGGCGTAAAAAAGTATATCCCGCGTATAAAGCTAATCGTGCGGAGATCTACGATGCTATGACTGAAAAAGAGCAAGAAAACCGCGAAATTTTAACGGGCGCTTACGACGATTTAGTCGACTTCATTGATCAGCAAACTAACATAACAGTGTTAAGAAATCCTAACACCGAGGCTGATGATATGATTGCTGTATTCATTGAGGCTCATCCCGAAGATACTCACATCCTTATTAGTTCTGACTCAGACTTTTATCAACTGTTAAAGTTACCTAACCTAACCATATATGATCCTATAAAAGACATTCGTATTACACGGGACGGCATACACGATGATAACGGAAAACGGTTGGAATTCAAAATCGATTCAACAGCAAAGATCAAGGTAGGAAAACCTAACCCAACATTTGTGTGCGACCCCGATTGGTATAACTATGCATTATTTCTTAAATGCATACGCGGAGATAAGACTGATAACATTTTCAGCGCATATCCCGGTGTGCGTGAAAAGGGCACAAAGACTGCTGTTGGCATTCGAGAAGCGTATAATGATAACAATAAAGGGTATAACTGGAACAACTTTATGTTACAGAAATGGATAGATCACAACGAAAAAGAGCACATTGTGAAAGATAAATATAACCTAAACAGGTTGCTCATTGATTTGTCGCAGATTCCTGATAACATAAAAGAAGAATGTCTTATTGTAATAGCTGAAACAACAGGTAGAAAAAATGTAGCATCAGTTGATATAGGCATATTTTTTATGAAATTCTGTGGCAGGTGGGCGCTGACAAAGATAGGCAATAATGCACAGCAGTTTATGCCCTTACTCAAATCTAAATACGAAACAACATAAGGTAACATGAAAGTACATTTAAAATCGATAACTGAAAATAGCTGGTTAGTGATAAGCGACACGGAAGATTCGCGCATAGGATTGCTTACCGAGGTACGAGACAAATATATTTTAATGATATCCGGCGCCAAGCGGCAGTTTTTAAATCGCAAAGAAGTTAACAAGTTCTTCAACGAAGATGTGTTTAGCAATATCGACAAAACAGTTGTAAAAGAAACTACAGAAAAGCAATACTTTATTAATGGATATCCTGTTGAATTTGATAATCCGCACGGGGTGTTTATAGCAGGCAATAAACTGCCATTGTTTAGTAAGAAACAGGCCAGTGATGTATATTACAGTGCAGGGTATTATTGCTTAAACTTTCCGAAAAGCTGGATGCCAGCTATGTCTCCAAAATATAGCACATTGCAGGCATATGAATATGCAGGACCATTTAAGACCGAAATGGAAATGAAACTTGCATTAGTTAAGTTGCGTAAAGAATCAAAAGAAAAGCATTTATAAATGCTGTCGATGAACCCACTATAGAACTCGAATAATATCTAGTGGCGCTTGGTAAGACCTCCGGGTCTTACTTTTTAATATTCTCTAATATCGATCCTAACCCAAGGTCGTTTACTGTGTATTGTATTCGCAGCAGTTAAGGCAGATTCGTATGAATAGAACTCTGTCTTCCACTTAGTACCATTTATTAGTATATAATGAGTAGGTGTTCGTTTTGGTCTGGTAGGCTCCCACGGCCCATTAGCCTTATCAAAGTCTGCATTGTATTTGGCTTGTTCTAGCCGGTTCTCGAATAATTCTTGTAATCTCATACATATATTTATCAAACTTTGTAACAATCCAATAAGTAGGTATATTTGATAAATATATGTACTTATTGGAGGAAGACCCGTGGCAAGACCAAAACCAGAAATTTTATTAGAATATATACATCCTAAGACATACAATGCTGAACAGGTGCTTGTTGCCGATGCTGTCTATGCTGTATTTTATCAGGGAAAGCCGGTGAACTTAAGGACAATGAATCAACTTGTTTCGTATCCCGGACCTAAATATAAAAAGTGCTCTTTTTCAAATAAGGGTCACTGCTTTAACTTAGCAGAAAGATTAAATGTATTATTTAATACAGCAGATTTCAGCGTTGTGAAACTAGATAAAGGGACCGTTGTAGAAGAATAACTATACGAGAAAATATTCAGGGTGCATACGGCCGAACTCGCGCATAATCACCCCTGCCACTGCATTAGCTTCATTCTCAGTATCACTACCTGTATTACCGTCCATTTCCTGGCCAGATAGTCTCTGCTTCCAATGTACCAGCTCATGAGCAAGAGTACGCATTACATCAACAGGATGTCTATCTTTTGATACTACCTTAATACCACCATCAAACACACCAAATGAATGATCACTGCCAACGCTAGGCGTATCAACTAACTTTATATCTGGTAGTTTTTCTATTTGCAGGTGGTTCTTGCATAACTGCAATAACTGTGTTATCATATGTTCGCCGACGGCTTCGTTTATTCTCATACTACTATTTATCACAACTCAATGAAAACATTTATAGAACAAATCTCCCTATGGGGGTCAATATTTGGCTCTTTATTGCTTGCGTTAAATATTGCTATGAGCGGGTGGGCATTTATTCCCTTCCTATTATCAAACTTTGCCACAATCTATATTTTACGAAAAACAAACACACCAAAGGTAATAGCGTATCAAACATACTATTTTATTATTGTAAATATTATAGGGATTGTTCGTTGGCTGTTATAAATAACATATGAATGCATTAAAAGTTGCTGTATTTAATGAAGTAAGGAAGAAGCACGAGCGATCTGCATTGTTGTCGGATGACCAACTAAACCAACTTATGTTTCATCATAAGGATGGCCATAGGTTGGCATTCCCTGGATTCTTAATATTAAAGAATATTTTTACTGTATATAGTTTTGAAGTTCCTATCACATTAAAGGCAAAGCACTATATAGGAATGGAGAAAATGGAATACCCGTATTTTATTACAGCAAAAAGATTGGTGCTATTTTCTGCAATGGATGCGATGGTTATTAAAATTCATGGTGGAATAGAAGGTTTCTTGGAGACATGTTTTAACATTGACAGATAATGTTAAATATGTTATACTGTTGTATGACTGAAGAAGAAGAACACGATCGTTTATTTGAAGCACTGGTAATAAACAGACGGGTGGAAGAAGCTATCTGTCCGCCTTACTATGGGTTTGATTGTAGATGGGGTGAGCCGGATTCTTATAGATGGCATATGCAAAATCTTGCAGGTAAATGGGATATTGTCTATAGAAATAAAGACGGTGTGAAACACAGAATATATGGTCCTGCTTATGTAAGTAAGCACTACAATATAGAAGAATGGTTTAGAGATGGTGTATATCATAGAGTGGGTGGCCCAGCCATTCAGCATAATAATAACGAATACTGGTATGAGAATGGTAAGAAACATAGACTCGATGGGCCAGCCGTTATAACCGGTGGTACCCCAAAACAATATTGGATAGATGGGCAGAGACTCTCACCCAAAGAATATAAAAAAGAGATAACACGCAGAAAGAAGAAAGGATTAATAAAAGAATGAAGAACCCGCTAAAAACACTCGAAGCAAACACAGTAGGTCGTGATTTTGTGATAGGAGATCTCCACGGCTGCTATGCTATATTTCAAAACCTATTAAAGAATATTAATTTCGACTATACAAAAGATAGAATGATATGTGTAGGGGATTTAGTTGATAGAGGACCTGACAGTCTTAAATGCTTATCGTTAATACTGGAGCCATGGTTCCACTCTGTCTTAGCTAACCACGAACAAATGATGCTCGATAGGTTCAACGGCAGATATATGGGAGGGTATTGGTTTCGCAACGGCGGCCAATGGGGTATGGAAGCATACAACGATTATGAATCCATGAAACATGACAAAAGCAGAATACCCACCGATTCCAGTGTTGAGCTTATTGACTTGCTTCCTTTCGTAGAAGAGCTGCCTTTTATGATAACTGTGAACACAAAAGCTGGTAAAAAGTTCCATGTAATACATGCTGAACTACCGGATCGTGTAGGAACAATCACTGATATGGAACTAACCGTACCAGAGGAAGTAATGATGCTTGCTACTGTTCCTCGCGGAGACGGCGATGCATTTTTATGGAACAGGTTTATATTTGCTCCATTTTACAGATCAGCGCCAAAGAAGAAAAGAAAAATAGTATCAACACTAAAATATACCAAGTCGACAGAAATATTCAACGATAAGCTATCGCATATTATCTCTGGGCATACTGTATTACAACAGCCGATGACTATTGCTGGGCAAACAAATATAGACACTTGTGCTTACGATTCTTATCCGGAGAAACCACTCCATGGAAAATACAGCGAAAAGACGCCTAAATGGGCTGCGTTGACTTGCGTGGAATTGGATACATGGACATTTTATAAGACTACTGAAACTACCTTTAAGGAAGTGAAGCCTGTGGTAATAACAAGTAAAGACTTGGCAAAGAAGGAAAAAGAAGATGGTAATGATAATACATAGTACCGAGTACTACTTAGATAAGGATAAAAAAGATATATTCGTGCTATCTTTAACACGTCAGAAACTCAGTATAGGGTACGATGACGCCACTTTGGTAGAACATAAGGCATGGCTGGACCACAATGAAATAAAATATGTTATGACACGTTGGCCCGGCTGGCTGGAAGGCGATTCGGGCCTATATTATCTATACATAGATGGACGGGATGATCCTAAACTATTGGCATATAGTGCGAAATTTGAAGATGCTGATGGGAAGAGTTTAGATCCTACTAAATATCAGGCATTTGTTTTAAGATATGATGAATGGGTAGCAGATGGTGGTCCGGAAAAATATGCCCAACATCTTATAGATTTGGAAGACCCCGATTACTATGACTGAAGGTTGACCAATAAAACACAGTATGCTATAATAAAAGCATAAATAAAGCGTAGGAGATAGACTCTTACAGTTCAAAACGTATAAGGATTTTATATGAACGGCAAACACAAATGGCATAAAGCCACTGGCCCGGCATTCAACCCGGGAGAACAATGGATCAGTCACGCTGGAAATATCCACGTCACGATTGTTTCAGTTCGCAAATACCCCGGCGCATCACCAGAAAGCAACCATACTTCGGACTACGGAGTGACGTATGCTTGGGGTGAAGGCGACAAGATCGTCCAACACGAAAAAGATGCCTGGAATTTTCAGGTACGTTACGGACACATTGCTGATAGGAATTTGAAATGATCCGGGTTGTTCGCGCTGAACTGTTGCGACAGATTGCTGCTAAGGAAAAGAAGCTGGCTGATCTGTATCCGGATAACTTCCGTTCTGGGACATTTCTTGACGAGGCAGATGCCGCAGTCAGATTGATGACAATCCAGTATCTAAAGGACGACCTGTACGATATGAAAAGGATTCGCAACGCACTTGATCATTGTATAGCGAAGGAACAATCATGAACGAAATCAACACCAAACAATTCACCAACGGCTTCGTGTCCGTGCTGGAACTTGCTGACGGCAAGCTGATTGAAACAACTTCTACCTGCTTACCCGGTCAGACTGAGATTCGCGTCACCGGACGCAAAGACAACAAAGTTGACGCCAACGCCTTCTCCATTGAAAACTGGAAAGAAAAGTGGACAGTCGGCATTTCAACGCAGAGTGGTTGCCCCATCAAATGTAAATTTTGTGCGGTGAATCGGCTCACTGACAAGCAGGGCTGGCGCAATCTAACCGCTGCGGAAATGATTGAGCAAGTTGACTACGCTGTTGCCAAAGCACAAGAAATCAACGGCGGACTGAACCCAAACGACAGTGGCATCTTTCGTATCTTGTTCACAAGGATGGGTGAACCGGCACTGAATATCCCTAACGTCATCAAGGCAGTTAGCTTCCTCAAAGAACGGTATCCGAAAGCCAAGATCCAAATCTCCACAATCGGCATCAAGAAATCAAAAGACTTGGTTGCTGCATTGATAGGTCTTGAAAGGATTTATGGGTATGATTGGCTTGAACTCCAATTCAGTATCCACAGCACCGACGACTCATTCCGTAAATGGTTGCAGATCGGCACAGTGATGACAAACAAACAGATCGGCGAACTGGCCATTCATTGGCACAACGCCGCACCCAATCGTCCGTGGAAGGCAACGCTGAATTTTGCCCTTGCTGCGGATACCCCTTTCGTTCCGGCTGATTTGAAAACACAGTTCGATCCCAGAACCGTGTTCTGCAAAGTGTCGCCGATAAATGAAAATCCCGTGTCGGATGAGAATTCCCTCAAGACACTTTTTAGCTACGAGAATTCAATATGAGAATCCCATCGGACGAGCAAGTTAAAGCAGAACGTGAGGGCCGGCCTTGGACAGAAAGTAAACGCAATGCCAATGATAATCATACTCATGAACTATTTGACGATCCAGTGAGTAGGTACGAACAGAAGTGGCGCACAGATATTGCGGTTATGGCCAAATACAAAAAGGGTGGCCCAAATAATCCAGATGGCAACGTTGATCTGTTCAATGGCCGTGGGTGTACTCCGGAAGAGTCCAGAATTTTTTGGACCGGGATGACAGATGCCACTCGACAAGCCGAGAATGAACGGCTCGGTTGGAACAAATATTGAAAAGGAAACAAAATGGAAAAGCAATCAGTTACTAATAACGACATAGTTCGTTTTCTTGCAGCCAACCCCGGCTTCAGAATTGTTCCGGAAGACCCTAAACAACGCCAGATCAACCTGGCTAAGGTGTTAGAGGATGATGCGGTAAGGGTTACTGAGTGGCTCAAGAAACGTAGGGCTGACGAGCGTTTGGAGGTTACCCTGCCATCCTCGACCCAAAATACTACGGACTATACAGATAATGTCAACCTTGGCATTGTCTGTCTGTACCAGCAAGCTGCAATCGATTCATTGCGCGATGAAATCGCAGTGATGAAACAGAATTTTGCCGAATTCGTCGGCAACTGCCCGGAAGTGGATACTTCCAAAACAACCTAAAGGAAACAAAATGCGATACGTTGTTGTCGGAAATACAATCTTGGATCAAGAAAACAATCTAAGCAAGGTGTTATTTATAGGTACTCTCGATGAATGTGAAGATTTCGTAAATGAAACCCCAAACCTTAATCGAGAGTTTTCAGAAGTAGCAATGGTAGATATTGAGGAATTCGCCTCAACATCAACAATGATTCAATAACTAAAGGAAAACAAAATGGAAAATGTAAATCAACTTATCGCCGAAATCAACGCCGAAGGCTTTGACGGGGCAATCGCAATCGCCACTGACGCGGAAGTCCAAGCCGGGGCTGCGTGTGGCCAAATGTGTTTGGTTACAGAGGCACTTGACAACAAAGAGTAAATCTGTTATACTGTCTTTACTAAGGAGAAAATATGGAGATCGATGAATACAAGCAACAGCCTGCTAAAACAGGCCTGGATACCCGTCCTAAATTCGACGATCTGCCATATGAGGAGCGCAAGCGGATTATCGAAGAAATCGCACAAGGGACAGAACAGTTAAAAATAGACTTGGCAAGGATAAGAGCGCGTGAAAATAAATGAAATAACCGGCGATCAGCGTGATCTATTTGATATGATAAGATATTCAGCAGTCGTAGTGAGTCGTTTGCAGGCAATAAATGCCGAACTTAGGAATATTATTGGCGATGACGATTTGAATAGATTGTGCGACTCCTACCTTGATATAAGGCGTTATTTGATTGCAATGCAACCAGTTGATGATCCAGAACTAACAGCCATGTTTCAACAAGTTTTTGCTAACTTAGTTGAAGCAGGCGGAACGAAATACTTACAGGAAAGTAAGTGAAACAAAGTCCCGACGATAGAGTCGGGCATACTATAAAAGGAACTTTTATGAAACTCTCAAAAAACATCATATTGAATTCGGACTCGTATAAATACAGCCAATTCCCACAATACCCAAAGAACGCCGA